AAAATTAAATAATATTATTTAAGGCCTAAAATAATATTATAAAAATAAAACGAGGCCAAAGGAAATATTCTATGTTCAAAGTTACAATTAAATCGTTCAACGTCGCTCAGCTCACCGACCTCGACACTGGCAAAGTCTACGAAGTACCTGGCAACTGGCATGCTCGCTCCCACGACGGAGTCTACTACTACCACGAATACTATGTCTTCTTGAATAAAATCGACACGACAAAGTATCCTGAGCTCGCTAGCATCAAAACGAAGTCACCGAAAACACTCCCCCTTCAATGGCACGTTATACCTAAGCCTGAGCACGATGCCGACTGGTGGAAAGCAACGAAGACTGACCAATGGGAACGTATCCCTGAAAAGCTTATCGGAGCAACAGTGATACTGAAGATAAATAGCGGCTACGGTAGGTACGACCTCGATAAGATGAAACACCTGTTTGATAAGAAATAAGAACGAGTGGCCTTTCGGCCACTTTTTCTTTTAACTCAAAAACGAGCACAGCAACGACGCAACATCGAATACGAGAACCTAAACGAGCACAGCAACGACGCGACGAAGTCTCGTTCAAGTTTCTGTTTTTATTTTCGTTTCTTGTTTACTTGAAATAAGCCAACTTATAAAATTTACTTTTATATCAATTTTAATAAATAAAAAATTATTTGTTGAAATTGAAATAAAATTTACGAGGTTTCAATATGACCAATCAACAAATTCAACAGTTTCAACTTAACACGTTCAACAAATGGTGCGAACTTCTCGACGAATGCGACAAACTTGAACGAATGATACATTTGTCCAATATTGACGGATTAGAACATATGTTACATATAGCAGAAATGCAAGTTGAAGCAATTAGCATAATACTTGATACAGCGTACGATGAATCATATGTTCAAATTGTTCAGGTTTACGAAATCAAAGTACTTAGCGCTCAAGCAGCATTTCACTGGATGCGAATTTGGCAGCTTCAAGAAAACGAAGAACAAATGAACATTGCAGACAGATTGTACAATGCCTACTGTTCAGTCGATGAAGCAAATAGACAAATTATACGAGATGACATACCTCAATTTGTCTGCGACAATACAGACGAATATGCGGATAAAACGAGTATAATCGAGTACTTGTACGAAATGACCAAATAAATCAAATAAACTGATTTACAAATGCTACATTGTGACTTTGAACGAGGTTGCAATGTAGCATTATTTTTGACCGCACTACGAGAATGATATCGTCGAAATTCGATTGTCAAAAGTTACGCGCACGTATGCAAAGAAAGCGCAAGTATGGACACAGCAGGTGCGATACAGCGGACGACGTGGCAACGCAGCAAAGTAACACCTTCATAACACTATGGTTTTAAAAGCTTTTTATAAGCGAAAAAAAAAATTTTTTTAATTTTGAGTGAAAAACAATTCGCGTAATTGGTGTTACACAGGTGTTACACTTGCGTTGCCGCGCAGTCGCGTCGTACGTATGTATGCTTCATTTCTCCGCTTTTATGTCAGCTTTGACTAAAATTTTCACAAATCGAGCAAAATTATAACAAATCTCTCTTCACGCAATTATCACAATAGTAACACTAGTTAATCACCATTTCTTCACCATTCAGCCTTCATTTCACCACGAAGTAGTCACTATGCTAAAATTTTCGGCCTCACAAGTGCAACTCATACATGTAACATTTGCTATACACGCATACGCATATCTGTCACATTTGCAATGCCTACGCGTGCGCATCCACACGCCATCTCTTTGCAAACAAAATAAACATAAAAGACAACATTTTATTTGCGCACTTCCGAGCCCATAGGCTAACGCCAATTACTAGTAGTTTATTTGAAAATCCTGAAATTTGTTGTTCTAAATTCCCGCAATAATTCGTAAATAACCAACCTATAAAATTTATTAAATCATAAAGGAGCAATCTAAAATGAGTAAACAAACCTGTATTTTATGTCATGCCACAAAGTACAATCATTATAATCCGCTTCACACGTATCATCTTAATAAATCATTAGACGAAGATACACCCATAACCTATTGTCAATGCTGCATTGAACAACTGTGCAAATATCAAGTACAACAAGAATACGACCGTACAAATGACAAAACTCATATCTATGTACTTGCATATATGCAGTATATCGGCAAACAATATCCTGTCAAATACATTCACATAGGTTGGTATTACGGAGAGCCCGATAGCGACACAACCCGAACATACTTTGACGCATGGAAAGACACAGACAGTCTTTTTGCAAAAGGCGATTGGTTGCAAGCAGTAAACTACGCCGCAGAATAGGAGGAACAAATGACATTCAATCAATTATCCTATATACTAAGTGTTTCACAGAAAGTAAATATAACATTTGACGATGAGCATACACAATTCAAAGGATACATATATCAGATGGATGCACAATTAATCAAGGAAACTCGGATTGACGCACAATACAAAGTTACAAGCATGACGCTTGATAAAAACAACGTACTTAGTATTAAGCTAACAAAATCAAATATATTTGAGGACTTCAAGCAAGTACAGATAAAAGACATAATCAACTATTTTGCAAAATATCAAACAAATAATATACTAAGCTACTTTGCAGGATATATCAAAGTACGTATAATATCTAAAGATTATACAGAGATAAATACTACATTGAACAAGCTTTGCAAAGATAAGTGGTTACAGAATAAATGTTTAATATTGTTGTATTGGTACAGTAACAAACTTAGAATATATGTCTCGTAAATGCTTGAAAATATCCACCTTATAAAATTTATAAAATAGAAAAGAAATTGATATTTTTAACATAAAACATAATTTTTAAGGCATTATATATTATGTAAATTGATTGCAAATAATTATTTGCTAATCTTGTAAGATTACTTACAATTTTAATTCGCTCATACCAGTATTTCCTTTGGTTTGTCTGTGGCATTTGCCCATAGATGTCACAGACTTTATGCAGGGAGCAAGGTCGCACAGCACAACGTCCCGTGCTGAGTGAGTTCAATTCTCACAACCTGTACCACAGTCGGAAGACTGAAATAAAATTTTATTTAGTCCAAGGAGGACAAGAAACATGTTGCAACTCACTATTAACAAGCAGGAACTCAAAGCTCACGTATCTTTCGATGGCAAAGACCAGGTACTTAACCTTGTCAAAGTCAACAAAGAAAACACTAAACCTGGTACCTATTGGGTAAACTTGCAGCCTCTTGGTTGTGCAAGAAAATGGTTTACTGTCAAGTTCTTTGAACATGAAGAAGAAGTGTTTGTTGTTGATGTCGATGAAACTTCGGCCAGAGTCGTCACGCCGCGAGTATCGAGGATTATCTCTCTCGGAAATATCAAAGACTTTCTTGATGATGCCGATGCCGCAATGTTCGATGAACTGAGAGCCAAAGCAGAAGCCGAAGCCAAGCGTAGAGCAGATGAAGCAGAAGCCAACAAACCTGTGAAAGAAAAGAAATCTCGCAAGATGACTCCTGCAGAAATCCTTGCAAAGAAGAAAGCTGAGATTATGGAGCTTGAAGAAACGCTCAAGAAGATTGAGAGCGGTGAGCTTCCTGCGGATTATCTTGATAAGAAATCCACCAAGAAAGCAAAGAAAACCAAAGCGACTGTGCTTGAAGACCTCGATGAACAGACTACAATTGACACCAATGTGGTCACGGAAGGACTGTGAATTACAGTCCGATGGCATAACCACAAGATACCTGCGGATGGAAGATACTGTTCGCAGGTATCTAAAAATTTTGAATTTGGTCTGGACCAGACTACGGAGTAAGTATGTTTGAGAAATTGAAGAACGATGGGTCGTTCGAAGACTTCTGTTTGCAATGTTTGAAGATGCGCAGTCGCAGTGAATGTAGCTACAAGGAATATCAAATAGAGCGAATAGACTACAATGCCTACATATTTAAGTATAAACATGAAACTGTAATAACCGCGTACTCTATCATAGAGTTAATAAACGCAATAAGAATACATGAAAGGATGGTAAACATAGATGCTGAAATTTGAAACTGAGAAAGGCGAGTTAGTTGGAGACATTAATGGTACATTGCATGAGATACTTGCAGACGTCATGACAGTCATATCTTGGACGTATGAAATATTGTCACAAGATATTGAGAACTTTATGCCGCTTGATGAGTATGTCGAGATATTTAAGAAGTTTGCTTCAAACAAAGAAAATAAGTATAAGGATGATACAGTATGTTGATGCCGAATAATAAAATCATTGAGATGAGATGGTACTTAGTAAACGGTAATCATACAATTAGAGAAATACGGCATAAGTAAAACATATTGTCACTTTTAGCTTATTTAAGCAAAAGTGTTACAAGAACCGTTGTACTTAGCAGTAAGAAGAGTGTTGCAATATAACTTTGACTATAAACATATCCGAGGCGGCAATGCCACAAAGGAGAAGTATGCAAAGACTAACAATAAGTGTAAATGAGAACGGTGACTCATGGGCAAACTTTAATGAATTAGACCCATCACAAGCAATTGACTATATGGTTGAGGCAGTTAAAACCATGTATTTCAACTATCTTGACGTATGTCATACATACTTTCCGAATAATGAAAACTTATTACCCGATATATTCATAAAGGGCATTAGCAACTTATTTCTGATAAAACTGAATGAACACGAAGAATTAAACAAACCAAACAATATATTAGACTTCGAGGAGGGTCGAGCAAAATATGGACACAAAGATATTTGATGATTGGAGCGTGCAGCTTGCAGGTACTTATAAACCAGGAATGGTGCAAGAAGGTGAATGGTTTAGTATAAGTCAGAAAATAAATGGTACCAGATGCACATACTTTGCAGGTAATTTAATATCTCGGACAGGTCACCAATTTTTGGGTTTAGACCATATATTGAATGAATTGATGCAATTGAGTAATAAACTTGGCATCAGTTGTGCATTTGATGGCGAACTTAGATTGAAGGAAGACTATATACAGAATATAACTGATAATGATGCATTTAAGATTGGCAATGGCATTGCAATGCAACAAAGAGACTTTGCAGAAAAGAGTAAACTAGGGTTTATCATATTTGACATAATTGACTCACATGAGTGGGCATATGAGAATTCAAATACCAAATATAAATCTCGCTCTGAAGGGCTCAAGAGTATACAAGAGTTTATTGTGACTCATGACTACAATCATATATCTGTAGTACCCATAGTATATAGCGGTTATGACATAAGAGCAATTGAGGATTGGTCTAATTATGCCTATGACGTTGGTTGGGAAGGTATCATGATAAATAAAGATGCATTGTATCAATATAAAAGGACAAATAAACTTTTGAAGTATAAGAAGTTTAATACTATTGATTTGAGAGTAGTAGGAACACTAGAAGGTGTTGGTAAATATCAAGGCGTACTTGGTGCATTGGTATGCAAGTATTATGAGAATACTGTTGCAGTGGGCACTGGATTTGATGACTTTCAAAGAGACTCGCTGTGGCAACAAAGACAGGAATTAATAGGAAAGATAATTGAGGTAAAGTATAAAGATATAACTTGCAACAAAGATACAGGGCTTGCATCGTTACAATTTCCAGTGTTCAAAGGATTTAAGTTAGATAAGGAGGAACCTGATGCTTGACTTAAACAAATATTATGTAATTGTAGATACTGATGGTACTAAATTTGATTTAGGTGACGTTGTATTTATACAAAAAGAATGTATAGTATCGGGAATTAGAATGTGGAAAGCGCGCAAGTTTGGAAGCATATTCAAACAGATAGTTGAAGAAAATAACGTGTTAAAACTGTCCGATGAGGCGCAGACTGTTATGTGTGCATTAGAAGCATTATGAAGCCCTCTGTCGCGTTTTATATTGAGGCTTTATAAATACATGACCCACTATATAAAATGCGGTGGGCAGCTTCTTAGGTTAGCCTAAATGTGTTATAAAATATAAATTAAAGCGAGGTGATAATTTTATGACTGAAGATACCAATCGTGAATATCGGGTATCTGCTTATGTGTCTCTCGATGATATGCTTGAGATACAGAAGAAAGCAAAAGAGCTCGATATTAGTATTTCTAAGTGGCTTGGACAGATAATTAAAGAATATTTGGAGGAACATAAAGATGACAATAATGTATATTGACAAATTCTCACAGGCAATGAAGATGGAAGTAAGTGAAGACGATTATAAGGAAATACATGTTCCTGTATTATTGAGGAATTACAAAACTTTTGATAGTTTTTCGATATTCTTCAATCCTACTGAAAGAGACAGAACAAAGATGCAAAATAACTTGCTTAAGAAAGCCGATGAGATGGAATATTTTGTAACAGAACTTATTTGCAAAGATGAACCAGATAATATGAATAACTGGTATCTTGACAAACTCGAACAGGCACCTGATACAATTATTGCAAGACTCGACCATTATTGGGAAGGTTACTTTACTAATTGGTTTAACAAATATTGTAAAGTTACAAGACTCTTAACAGAAGGAAGACTGAATTTAGGTGAAACGTTATATCTGACAAATGTCACTGTGTCTGATTATTCTAATGCCAGTATACATTTATACGGCCGTGGAGTCATTTGTAAAGATGCATTGAGTAATGTTTTATTGTTTATACATGGTAACTATGTTGAGGTTTAACAATGCAATATTTGAAAACATCAGTAGGCAGGATAATTGAATGTCAGGATGATGAAGTAGATGACTGGTTATTCAAATATCCTAATACTGAAATAATAACAAAGGATGATGCTTATATATTTTTGTTTATTAAGATAAGCTACAGAATGGGCGCAAAGTTTTCAAATTATAATCATATTGATTTGCAATCAGATTTACTTTATATGTTGCTTAAGAAATATAAGCAAAAAGGTTTATTTGCACCAGATAAATCTTTTGATGATAATGCAAGAATTTGGTGGTCTGTTGCAAAGAAAACATGTTATTATTTGATAAGGGAGCACAAAAGAAAAGTAAGGTTTGAAGATTTAACTGATACATTTCCTGAGAATTCATTGATAAGCGACTATTATGAGATAGAGCACTTAGATATGTGCAAAGCTATAATTGAATACATATCTAAACTTTGTTTGAGTGAAGCTTATGCTGAGCAACAAATGGGTTTGTATGGATATATTAAATTAAAAAATATGACAGACAAACATGCTTCGGCCATATTAGAAGTAGGTATGCCGCGAATTTATGAAATCAAGAAAGCATTGAAAGCAAGGTTATTAAAAGAATTTGGAGATTTATTATGACTGAAGCACAAAGAACATTGGACAAAATGGTATTGTTTAGTCAAACAGTATTCAATAAGACTAAGAATTGTATTGAAAAAAATAATATCATGCCGCTTATTGATAGAATGGCAATAGATATTATTGTTACAAAAGATGCAAAGATTGCTTTGAAAAAGAATAAAAAGAAGAAAGCAATACATAAGTATTTATCAGGATTTTATACTTTGAACACAGATGCAGTATTCCAAAAATTACCCGAAGAGTTATCTGTTGCAGGATTTTTCTGTATCAAATTATTCTCAAACAGAATATTTACAAAGAAATCATTTGTTAAGAAAGCTAAAAAGGTATTTGATTTGATGACAGAGTTCAATATAAAGAATATTGAAGATATTATTAACTATTTTTATGGAGGTAAGGATACATGTTATATATTTGCGAAGGAGTAGATAAATGTGGTAAGACAACCTATATTCAGAATGTTATTGGCGATGGTCAATATATAGGTATTGATGAAATCGACAAATATAAATTGTATGAATTCGACAATAAAATAGGCGTTAGATTTGACCGTAATAGTGAAAATTCAATATTTGATAATATGCTGAAAGTTATCGAATTATCAAAAACTATTGATGTATATCTTGATAGAAGCTTTATAAGTGAGGTTGTATATGGACCAATTTATAGAGGAAAGTGCCGCATAACTGCAAATGAAATAAAGTTATTATTTGATAAGCTTCAATTAGAAGATGCAGTTATACTTTATTTCGTACCTTACAATTATGGAAGATGGATTACTTCATTAGACAAGAAAGATTATTTTGAGAAAGATAGAACAAAGATTCAAGAAGTATTGGACAAATATGACGAAGTAATGAAGAATTATTCGTTTATATTAGACGTATATAAGATGAGTTTTATACATGAGAGCGTATAAATATATACTTATTTGTGCATTAATATGCGGTGCATTGTCACTTATATTCCTGTTAATTTATAAACCGTTAGCAGAATTATTTGGAATCTTAGCAGCAATGTTCTTCATAGGTTGGTTGTTAGGCATAATATTAAAACTATAAGGAGTATCAAATGAAAGTAGGAACGCAAGAAAGATTGTATAGTTATAGTCAAGATAGGTTATATCGAGATTGTCCGATGAAGTATAAATTTAGATATATTGACAATATACAAGAACCGTCTAATAAGAACTTAGAACTTGGTACAAATATACATAAATTGTTTGAAACTTATATTACTCGTGAAAATAATACAGAAGCAATAAAAGCTATTGATAAATCTGTATTACCTATGTATACTTTGAAATTAAGAACAGAGATTGATGAATTTTACAAGTATGTTAATACAAAAACAGCATTTGTTGAGCAAACAATAAATACTGATAAGTTTACAGCAAGGATAGACTTAATATCGCAGCGAGATATGATAGTCGATAATTATGCGGACCATGTAAATATTTATACACTAACAGATTTCAAAGTTACAAAGAAACCTAAGACTGAGGACTCAGTTTATGAAGAAGGTCAATTGCTATTTTATAAGTGGTTATTTCATGAAGCTACAAATTATAGTCCAGATTATATCTATGTTCAGTATGTAAATATAAGTCCATTTTTGAAAGAGCAATTGATTAATCCAACTGAACTGTTTTATGCAGATTGGGACACTTGTACTCAATTTGTAGAACAAATGGATAAGAATATTGATAGTATAAATAAAGGTGATTTCCCTAAGCATAAGAAGTGGTGTAATTGGTGTTTCTATAAAGATAGATGTGAAAACTCTAAATAATTTAGAAGCATTATGAAGCCCTCTGTCGCGTTTTATATAAAGCCCTATAAAATATTAAGGCTTCCATATAAAATGCGATGGGCAGCTTCTTAGGTTAGCCTAAATGTGTTATAAAATATAAATTAAAATAAATATAAATTAAAAGAGGTAAAAATTACTATGGAAAAAGGAAGACGTTATTTAGTAGTATCAAGACAGATTGTTAATAGTACAGGCTATGAAGTTACAAAGATTACACTTGGTAAATTCTCTTCTGAAAGTAATAAGTGCTATGCTTTTATTGATGATGCACATTGTAGAATGATTCAACTCAAGAAAAACAATATTATAAGAATAATATCCCTTGAAGATAATTCTGATACAATTCTCAAAGAACTTGAAGAGGCATACAATGAATAAGTACATATTACTCGATTATAATAACTTATCTGAAAAAAATATAATCAATATACGGTATGTTCAGGACCTTGCGACATTGAGCAAATGCCGACACGGCAAGGTAGCATGTGTTTTGTTTGCACAAGACTTCTCTCAAATATATTCAATAGGTATCAATGGTGGTCCATCTGGGCAAAAAGATTGTGTATGCAATGAACTTGATGCAAAGTATGGATGCGCACATGCTGAGCAAAATTGCTTAATCAAAAACAGTGACTTTGATAAACCGAAGATTATGATTTGTACAAGAGCTTGTTGCCCTACTTGTGCTACTTTGATTGTCAATTCTAATGCAAATATCAAAGAATTTTGGTATTTAGAAGACTTCAAAGATGTGTCTGGACTGCAAATTTTGGAGGATGCAAATATTGATATTTTTAAGGTGAAAATTTAGTGAAAATTTGTTGTGTTTTTGCTCAAAAAAGCATAGCAAATGAAAATTAAAGCATATCACATGCGCAGTGCCTGTGTAACACCTGTGTAACACTAATCGCGCGTTTTGTTACCCCTTTTTAATTTTTCAGTCCGATTAAAAATGAGTGAAAAACATTTTGCGTAATTGGTGTTATAAAGGTGTTGCCAGCACAGCACAAGCAGGTGCGCTCATGTGAATAATGCACATTGAAAATAAATTATGCTATAAAATAACAATTATTTTTAATAAATAGCATAATATTGCAGATTTTGTGCATTATATATTATGTGAGGTAAATAAAATGGAACTATTTGATTACCAAAAAAAGTGGGTTAAGAAAGGTTTAGATTACTTTGACAAGGTACCTAATGTCTTTTCTCCTAAATTTAATCTGTTTCCAGATATGGGATTAGGTAAAACCCTTGTTGCATTGGACATTGTAAAACATCTTGAACCATCAAGATTATTGATTGTCTGTCCTAAGTCACTTATGACAATGTGGGAATATAATGCTCAAAAGCATTTAGGCAACTGTGTATTTTATGACATTACAAATATACAACCCATATTAAAGGATAAAATGTCTGTTACAATTGTAAATTATGAAAAATTTTTGCATATCAAAGATGATATTTATACAGATATTTGTATCTTTGATGAAGCTCATAAGTTAAAAAATTGTAATAGTAAAACGCATAAATGTATATCCAAATATGTACATTCGGGCAAGACGTTATGCTTAACAGGCACACCCATAACGCGTGATTTGATGGATTTATTTGGTATTCTTACTTGTATAGGTCCAAAAGTATGGAATGGTTATTCAGAGTCTCAATTTAGAAATAGGTATATTGTAAATGGTGGTGCCGCAAGGACTGCAGAATTAAAGCAATTAATTTCTGAGTACACAGTATTTGGTAAGCTTACAGATTATATTGAGATGCCACCTTTTGAAGATATTATTGTACCTGTTGCATTATCAAATGCAGAATATACGTATCTTGACATTGTATATAAATCAAAGCAAAAAGCAGTTGCAAGGATTTCTGAAGCACAACAATTTACAAGCAAGAGTACAACAAAAAGGGCATATCTTGATATACTAATTAAGGATTTATTGCAAGATGGAAGTAAAATTGTAATCTTTGTTAAGTTCACAGAAGAGTATGAATATCTTATGGAAAGATATAAAGATATTTGTGTTGGAATAAATGGCTCAGTTAAAGACCGTAATGAACCTGTACTACAATTTCAAACAAATGATAAGATTAAGATATTTATAGGTAACTTACAAACTGCTTCATTAGGAAGCACATTGACAGCAGCGCATGATTGTATATTTTATACAGAAACCTATACTTGGGGCGATATGGACCAGTCGCGAGGTCGTATCTACAGAATAAGTCAGACTCATCCTTGTAGATACTATCATATATTGGCAAGTAATACTATTGATGAAATGATTTACCAGTCGAATGTCGATAAGACTGATTTCATTGAAGTATTCAAAAATAAATATGGAGGTGAATAATTTGAAGGAAGTCGAGTGGAATGAAGGATTTGGAATGGGCGGTATTCTGCATTGTGAATGTGACCTTTGTGGAAAGAATGTTGATTTCAAATTCGGTCAAGGCAAGAAACCACCTTTTAAGCATGCACATGAAAAGCTTAAAGGAAAGGGTTGGCTTGCAAGAAAGCTTGGTGAAAAGTGGTACGATTTTTGTAGTGACAAATGTTTTGAACAATTCAGAGATGACTAAGGAGTAACTAAAATGGTAAAAATTAAACACACATGTGATATTTGCAAAGATGAAACTGATAACACAACAAGATTGCCTATTACTGTTCTTGTCAATAAAGAGGGTAATATTGGCGCAAGCGTAGTAGAACTTGATATTTGCGATAGATGTCTATTCAGAGCATGTCCTGTAACATTTGTAGATGGACAGTATATTTACAATAATCCTGATGCTGTAGCTGAAAACATTGATGCAACACCTGAAGTAGTCAATGAGACCGCTCAAAAATATCAGTATGAAGAGGTTAAAGATGAGTGATGCAAAAGCAAGAGTAATCAATGAGCTCAATGAAGTAAAGGATAGACTTCACAATTTGAATAAATTTCTATTGAAAGAGTCTATTAATCAAGCAACATTGAACAAGGATGAAATTGAAATGTTATACATTCAGAAAAGCATTATGGAAAGCTATATGAACATATTGCAATATAGACTTGACAGATGGAGGGAAGTATAATGGCAAAAGCATCTTTGACAGCTCAGCAGCTGAAACTTGCAAAACTTGAATATGAAGTAGCACAAGCTGAAGCTGATGAAAAGAAAAAGAAGTACGAACAATTGAGAAAACAACTTTGCAATGATATGGTAAATGAAGAGTTGTTGAAATTCGAAATTTCTGGTTTATCATTAAGACTTGAAACTGTGAGCCGATATTCTCCTGTTGTAGAAAATAAAGACAAACTTATTGAAACACTCAAAGATGACGCACCAGATTTATTTACAATTACAGCACCTACATTATCAAAATATATTGCAAACCTTGTTGAAGAAAACAATGAACAAATACCAGATAAATACAAAGATTTAGTAAAATGTTATGATGAGACCCATGTGGTCGTAAGGAGTAAAAACAATGATTAATGCAAAAGATGCACTGCAAGAAACAACAAAATGGAAAGCACTCAATATTGATAGGTTTTATGCAAACCTTGAAATGAATATTAAAGCCAATTGTCTTAGAGGACTCTACGAATATAGCACATATGTTCCAGACTTTATTGATAAACAAAAACTCGCAGAAGAACTTATGGCGGCAGGTTATAATGTTCTTATTAATCATTCAGATATGTATATTTCTTGGATAAAAGAACCCGAATATATCATTTATAATGGTGCAATTAATAGCGATAGTATAGAAAATATTAAACTCTAAGGAGCAAAATTATGGAAGACAAAACTCAGAACACAGAACTCGTAACTCAGAATGCAGATTTCAAACCTATGGTTATCACAAAAGATGACCTTGAACAACTCAATGGTATTACTCTTGAATTCCCTCAACTCAAGATACCTGCTGGCGGTAGTACAATTTTTGATGTTGACGATGAGCCTATGAAGGAAATTAAAGGCGTCATTGTTGCACATGGTCCAATGAATGTTTATTTTGCAAATGAATTTGATGGTTCAAGCTTACCCCCTGATTGTACTTCTCGCGACGGTATTATAGGTAATTATCGTCTTGAAGAAAATGAAGATGGATTTGATGAAAAGACCTTTGGTCAAAGAAACTGTGCAGATTGTCCTTTCTCTGAATTTGGTTCTGGTAAGAATGGCGGCAAAGCTTGTAAAGAAAAGCATCAATTGTTTATATTAACCTCCGATGCCACAGTGCCTTATTCGCTTCTCTTGCCTGTAAGTTCTACAAGTGTACTTAATTCCTATGCAACAAAATTGTTCACAAAAGGCAAATATCTTTCTGATGTACTTACATCTTTCACTCTTGAGAAAGCACAGAACAAAACAGGAATTTCTTATTCCAAAATTGTTATGAAGAAAGTGCGTGACCTCAATGATGATGAGAAAGCTATTTGTAAACAGTGTGCAGAAATGGTGAGGCAAATAAATGGATAAAATACAAGTAAAGTTAATGTCTTGGGCCGAAGAAGATATTATACAAATCGCCTGCAATATGACAAGAGGTGCAAACAAGTATGATAATATTGATGAGTATCTTGAAAATCGTGAAAAGTGGGATATAGATAAAATCAATAGAGTGTTGCATCTTCCGCATTCCAAACTTGCAAGATTTATACCTTTACAATTTCTCGTATTCAATGCATCTCGAAGATTTCTTTCTCAAATGATAACTCATCATATCGGTTGTGATATTATGTCTGGTAGTCTGCAATATTCTGACCATTCTAAAGAACATCTTAAAGATATGTTCGTTGTACCTTACAATATGGTAGCAAAGGCGACTGCAACAGGCGAGGATGATATTGTTAAAGCATATCTTGAAGAATGCAATAGTTCATTTGAAATGTATAATGCTTTGCGTAAAAGAGGTATTGACAATGATAATTGTGGATATGTTATGCCTATGGCGTTGCGCAACGTATTACTTATTCAGATAAATCTTGAAGAGCTTATGAATGTTGCAAGAACAAGACTTTGCAGAAGAAACTCTGAAGAAATCAGATATGTTGTAGGGCTTATGATAGAACAAGTAAAAGAAGTATACAACTTTGATGATGACTTGTTTATGCCAGCATGCAACACAGGTGTTTGTAAAGAGGGTGTATATTCTTGTGGTTGTCCTATAAACTTTAGTACAGTCAAAGAATTACTTGATTTTGATTTCAAGCTTTTGAGGGACTGATGCGTGAAAAAGTAATTGAAAACAAGATAAAAGATACATTGACTACAATGTATCCTAATGTATGGTTTTTTAAGCATGCAGCAAGCGCTGCCATGAAGGTTGGTATTCCTGACATTGTTTGCTGCATAAAAGGCCATTTTGTAGGCATTGAAGTCAAACAAGAAAAAGGCATACAATCAGATGCTCAAAAAGTCTGTATGAATAATATAAGAAATGCAGGCGGTGAGTATTGGATTGTGTGGAGTTATGAAGATTTTGTACAGCAATTCAATAAATTTGCAAGAAGGATTAAAGATGAAAAGAACAAGTAAAACAATATTCAAAGTAACTTGTGATACTGACTCTATCAATGAAGCTGTTGATAAGAAAGATTACAGAGTTACTGTTAGCAAAGGTACTTCTGGTGAAGAAATGACGTATGCTCTTGTTGCATTGGTTCAAGTCATTCTTGCTCATGAAGAGGGTAGAGATAATCAGTTTTCAGCAAATGCTTTCTTTAATTACCTGAAAATGATTATCGATGACTCTAAGATTGGAGTACCTGAAAAAGATGATTGAGTCATTATATCCGCATCAAGAAACTGGTGCAAGATTTTTGAAAGCTCACAAAAGAGGTTGTTTGTTTTGGGAAGTTGGTACAGGCAAAACAAATACTGCAATCGCTGCAGTTAATAAACTTCCAAGAGGAAAGCTTTTAATTCTTGCACCAGCATGTGTTATTAGAGGCATGTGGGAAAAGTATAATGATTTACCTATTGAGCATGAAGTGACATTTATAACATATGAATATCTTGCAAGGCACATTGATTTTTATAAGACAAACAGATTTGACTATATTATCTGTGATGAGTGTCATAAACTTAAAAATAGGAAGTCACATACTTTTAAGATAGTTAGAGCGCTCACAAAAGAAACAAGATGCAAATATGCTTGGGGTTTGACAGGTACTCCTTACGCAACAAGTTTTCTTGATATTTGGGGAATATTTAATAGTCTTAATATACCTGAGTTCAAAGAGTCTTATGATAGTTTTATGCATATGACATATATTTGCAAGGTAGTATATGTAAACGCAGGAAGATTTATATACCAGCCTGAACAGTTAAAACCTGGTATGCTTGATATATTAACAAGGCGTATTGCAGACCATGCCAGTGTACTTCGTTCTCAAGACTGTATTGACTTACCTGAATTTTCAATAAAAGAAATTGAAGTTGAAGGTATGAGAACACAGCAATTTATTGATGCTTCAAAAGGTATAATCAATTATTCAGATGAGCATCAAGAAACTGTCAATAAACTTGCGGCAGTACAAAAGTTACACCAGTTATCAAATGGCTTCTTGTATACTCCAGACCATAAATGTTTGATATTCAAAAAGAATGCTAAATTGCAAGTATGTGAAGATTTAGTATTATCTGAACTTGAAGAGCGTGACAAAATAATCATTGTATATTTGTATGAAGCGGATAAGCAACAGTTAATTGAGATGCTTCAAAATGCCAAAGTATCATATACAACTTCATTTGATGATTTCTGTTCAGCTCAAGTATTATTATTACAAGAACAAAGAGCAGTTGGTGTAAACTTACAAGCATTTACAAGTTATATGATGTTTTATACTTATAGTTATGCTTACATTGATTATACGCAAACTATTGGTAGAATTTATAGGATGAACCAGCAAAATAAATGCAGAATTGATGTACTAATAAATAAGCATACAGCTGAAAGGAAAATATGGAATGCTGTTATGAAATCTTATGATATTGATACATTGTTCAAAGGACTAATGGTAGAATTAGGTGAATTATGATTGACTTACTTGAACAATTATTTCCAAATTCAAGTTATAAGGAAGTCTTTCTTAAAGATGACCCAGAAGCTACCAGATTGGGCATTAGTCACAAAGCACCTATAAGCAAACGTATATTTACCTACAATGAAATTAAAGATACAAAGAACCGTATTGGTTGGATAGTTCCAGAAGGTTATACGATTGTTGATATAGATAATAAGTCAGTCGCAAAGAAAGTGCAAAAACTTTTAATGGGTGAAGGAATTGATACAGTAATTTTTGAAACTGAACATGGTTGTCATTTCTTTTTCAAATCGATTTCTGGTGTATTCCAAACTCAAAACTGTTTCTGCCGCTTAGGTGTTAAGATTGATACTCGGTCAAATGCTTCAGGTTATATTATCATTCCTTATAATGACCCAGACAGACGTGTAGTTACAACAGCAAAAAGTATTCCTAACTTGCCCCAATATTTACTTCCTGAAAAGATAGATATGCCTGAAATGAACCTTGTTGAAAAAGGTGGGCGAAATGGTAAGTTATTTGAATACATGACAAAATTGAAATTTGTCAATGCAATTTCAATTGAACAGATTAAAGAATGTGTAAATCTTTGTAACACATATATTCTCGATGAACCATTGCCTCAAAAAGAATTAGACAAAACAATTCTTTCAGAGAAAAATCTTCAAAAAGGTACTGATGTTACAAAAGTTAGTTCAAATACTATTGCAATTGAATTACTTCAAGAATTGAAGATTGTTACTACTAAACAAGGTATGTACATGTTTAATGGTAAATATTATGAGTCATGTGATGATTTTCAATTAGCAAGGTATATTCATGCAAGGTATGAAGAATTTGGACAAACAAAACGTGATGAAGTTATTGAATTTATCAAATTGAAAACATATACTCAATCAGATAATGTAAACAGCGACTGGCGAAAGATTACTTTAAGAAACGGTGTACTCAATCTTGTAACCGGTGAACTTTCAGAGTTTGACCCTGAGTATATTACAACAAGATATGTTGACGTTGAGTTTATTCCATCTTGTATGCAATCAGATAGAATTGAAAACTTTATTAATGGTTTATCAGGTTATACTCCTGGAATTCCAGATGATGCACAAAGAATGGCATATGAAAAGAAACAGAAACTATTTGAGTTTATTGGATATTGCTTAGTATCGAGAAACAAGTTTCAAAAAGTATTCTTTTTGCTTGGACCTGGTGCAACTGGTAAATCAACATTTTGTGAATTGCTCAGAAGATTTTTTAATCCACATAACTGCTCAGCACTGAGCATGCAAGACTTAGAGTCTACATTTATGCCAGCTCAGTTAAAAGATAAGATACTCAATATTGGTGATGATATTTCAATGAATACTTATCTTGATGGTGCGGTTATTAAAATACTCTGCGGTACATTGCCAATTATGGTACAGCAAAAGTATGAGAAACCTTATGAATTAGTAAATGAAGCAAAGTTTATTTTCTCTTGTAACAAAATGCCTATGTTCAAAGATAAGTCTGATGGCCTTTATAGAAGACTTGAAATACTTGAGATTACGAACAGAGTAGCAGTCGACAAAAGAAATACAAATTTGATTGAAGAATTTACACATGAAGATTTTCAATATCTTTTGTGGAAAGCATTTCTTGCAATCAATTCAGCTCTTAAGAATGATAGACTTATTGACACTATTTGCTGTCAAGAAGCGCTTGAGAAGTTTAGAACACAATCCTCTACTTTACTTATGTTTACAAAAGAAGGTAATAATCTTTCTAAGACTGCTGAAGAATTAGGTCTTAAAAGTAAGTACCTTGGGCACAGTATTGCAAAAAGTTATCATGACTATCTTGGTTGGTGCGTCAATAATGGTAAGTCAAAACAGTCTCTTGAAAACTTTGTTGACAATATCTGTGCAGAATTTAATCTCAGGATAGAGAAAGGTTTATTTGTCGATAATGAATGAGAAGCATTATGACGCGTTATATGAGGGCTTTAATAATTATAATATAAATTATAAGGCTATAATATAAAATGCGGCAGGCAGCTTCTTAGACTATCCTAAACACGTTTTAATAATATTAAAAGGAATAAAATAAATGACTACGGAAGATTTAATCTATCTGCGCGATACAGCTTATAATATCGCAAAAAGCAAAGGGTTTTTCTTAGATAATCAAGATGACTCTGCGTATATTGCAGCTATTCATGAGGAGTTGAGCGAAGCATTCCAAGCTTGGAATAAACATCTCGGTTGGTATAGCGTAAATCCTAAACCTGATGGAATATATTTTGAGCTCACAGATGCCGTGATACGTACTCTGAGTTATTGTGGATATAAAGGTATATCTCTCAAAGAAAAGTCATTTGATATGACTCGAGAGTATACAGAAGATGATTTTACAGACTTTCTACTCAAATCACACTTTGATATAAGTCAGTATTATGAATTGACAAATAAAGAAATCAGAGATGATTATGAGTATAATATGGTATTCAGAATGATGAGCAATATACTTTCAGGATTTATTGCAAGAGTAGAATTGTTCATTGAACAAAGTAGCAATGGTAATTATTTTCTTGATGATTTGATTGCTACAAAGCTCAAATACAATATGACAAGGACAGCTAAACATGGCGGCCACAACGTCTAAAAGAAAACGCAACAAGACTGTTAAGCAATTACAGCAAGAAGAATATAAACACTATTCTTGTGACAATTGTAAATGGTTCGAACCATTATCTGAATGGTGCTTCAACCAAGACTGTTCGTGTGTACTAATTCATTGTTGTAAGTTATTTGAAGAAAAGCAACCTCGCAATAGAGATTGTACAAAATGTAAGTATTATAACAAAAGAAAGAATGCAGTAAGCAAATGTAAAATTGGAATTTATAATTGTAAAGGAGTAATTAAAAATGACTGAATCTATGTTACAAAAGTATATGCAGCAGGTATTGGTTGCATACAAGGATATTTCTGAAGGCAAGTATAACAAATCTGTTATTGAAAATCAAGAAGTCAAAATTGTTGTATACAAATGTGGAATTATTATTCGTATAGATATCAAGGAGGTGTAATATGAATATTCCTATTATTTATGGTAAACTTGAAAATAGTAAAGTAACACTTACAAAAGCAGAATTTGAAAAGGCAATAAATGATGCTTTTGAGTATGGCAAGTATGTTGGTAAATTAGAAGGATTAAGACCTAATTATTTCAATACTACAAAGCTTAATGACAATGATAGTATTGACAAGATAACAAAATTTACTTGTGCATATTTTAGCCCGGAGGAAATAAAATGACACCCATTAACGATAATATTTCTCTTGTAGAACTCTTAAAGTTTCTTGATATGGAGCAGAGCAGCAGATTAGCATTGTTTGGAACTGACTCGGCAAACAATTCAACTGTCGGTTTAGCTTATGATGCTGGGTACCTTGCGGCAATCACAAATATTCGTAATGCTTATGAAAGACCATATCTTGAAGAAGCATATATTGCAGATAATCAAGTTGAAGAATTTGAAGGTGACTAATGGAAAAGGATTTTGTTATATTTGACTGGGAAGTCTTTCCTGAATGGAATTGTATGATCTGGAATGTATATAATGGAACAGATAATATTGAATTTCATGTAATATCTTCAGATGACAAAGACTATTATAAGAAACTCAAAGAAGCAGCTTATAAAGGTTATCTTTGTGGCTTTAATATCAAAGGTTATGATATGCAGATGCTTGACCTTGCGCTCAAAGGTTATACTCCTGCAGAATTATATGAGCACAATGAAGAAATCATAAATAGCAATGATGGTAAGTTTAAGTCGCTTAGTTACTGGCGTAGATTTGATTTTACAGATTTGTACGACGATATGAAAGGCATGGGCTCTTTGAAACAATTTGAGTCTAATACAGGATTATTGATTAAAGAATCCTCTGTTCCTTTCGGTAAGAGAAATCTTACTGAACAAGAAAAGGAAGATATAATTACTTACTGCAAACATGACGTATTTGCAACAAACAGATTATTGACAGCGCGTATGGGTTATATTGAGGCAAAAGCAACATGTTCAAAACTGTCTGATTTATCTGAAGCAGAATGTTTGAAGAACACCGCGGCAAAGGTCTGTGCAAAAATGCTCAAAGCTAAACAGGCAGAAAATTATGGCGATGACTATTATCAACCTCCTGAAAAGCTTAAGCCTATCTTTGAACAGTTAATTCATCCAACAATATTAGAGAATTTTTATGGCGTCGAATTGTCTAACGAATTTAGTTATGAAGTTAGATATTTGAAAAATCACTTTGTATACGGTGCAGGCGGAGTACATAGCACATATAAAGATTCGCTCTATTATATATCAGATGATGATTATATCCTCGTTGATGCAGACTTTGAAAATCTATATCCCAGTTTAATTATCGTATATAACTACTATGCAGCAGGTATTCCTGAAGATGGCAAAGAATTATTTAAGTTCTTAAAGAATGAATGTCATAGATTAAAAGCAAAACTCAAAGAAATGCGCAAAGCTGGGCTAAGTAATACTGAGGAATATTCTGAATTGTATAGATTGAGAGATGCAATTAAGCTTATATTGAATGCTTCAACCGGTGCAATGAGAAATAAGTATAGTCCCTTGTATGACCCTAAAGCTATTATAGCTCTTTGCATGACTGGTCAGTTACTTGCTACTTGCGTTGCAAAGAAGTGTCACGATATGGGTGCGCTTATAATACAGACAAACACTGATGGTGTAATCTTCAAAGTGAAACGTAGTGATTTACAAGCAGTCAAAGATATGCTTAATGATTTTGCAAAGCAAGTTGAAGTAAATATTGACATTGATGAAGAATATGCAATATTTCAAAAGGATGTCAATAATTATATTCTCTTTGCAGAAAAGGATAGTAAACCTAAACTCAAAGGTCGTTGGGCAAAGAAGTCAGGTTCAGAAGTTCCTCTTTCTCCACTCAATGCTCCTGTTATCAATGATGCTATTATGTCTTTCTATAGCAAGAATATTCCATTTGAAGATAGTATTCTCAAAGAAACAAAGCCGCTTAACTTTATGATGACTACTATGAGAGGACCTACTTACAATGGAGTATTATATGCCGATGAAACTGGTGAAAATCCTACATATAATGTAAATCGAGTGTATGCAACAACTAATGTCAATAAAGGTACATTATATAAGTATGCTTGCGATGAAACAGGTCAAATAATCAAACATGATAAAATTGCGAGTATTCCTGAACATTGTGCATTGTTCAATGATAAAGTTCCAGATATACTTGATTTACCAGATATTGATTATAAATGGTATATTGAGAGAGCTAAAAAGAATGCAATCGAGATGGAAAGATTAGCCTAACAAGATTCGGTCCCAGTTAATTCTGGGGCCTTATTTTTAGCTTTACTTATATAAAAAGACGTCGAAAGTGTGCTAAATCGCATAAGAAGCGTTACGACGCGATTTAAGCGCATTATATGAGGGCCTTTATATTTATAAGGGCTCTTATTTTTATATATGTTAGGAAGCGTCCTATACATCTTATCTATATACATTTTTATATAAAAATTCCGAACAGCATCAAAACTGCTCGGAATTTCGTACTTTAGCCAATATTTAACTGTTTTCGAGCTTTGTTCGTTGCTTCTTGTTGCAATTTCTTCAAAGCCTTCTTCTTTTGCTCATCAGTCATCTTTTTATAGCGTTCTGTTGCAATAAGTTTATTTGCAGACTCACTATATAACTTTGCTCTAAGCTGCTGATATTTACGGTATTCTTTATCGCTCATACTATAAGTCTTTCCATCAATTGTAAATTGTTTAGAGGGACCTGTTGTATTTGCATTATACTTCTTAGACTCATTCTCAATAAGGCTATCTCTGGTATAAGATACTTTTGCAGGAGAGAAAGCATTGAACAATACAAGAAGCCGAGAAATAATATCGCTATTTGAGTCATCATAATACTTAACATCTTTGCCAGTATAAGGGTCAATTTTGTTAGGAACAGCAAAGCTTAACCCAGGGAACTGCGCGGCAAGTTTTTGAAGTACTTTCAGACCGCTATTGCTACTATATTTCTTTTGACTCGAGTCAATTGTACGTGTAATATGTCTAAGTACAGCAGGGATAAACTGATTGACATAAGTTGTAAATGCATTAGACAGAATATCAACTGATGTTTTGTTACCACCAAAGATATTTATAAGGTCGCCTATAATAGTAGTATCGAGCAACGCTGCACCGCTATCTGTAAATGCTTTCCAAATACCTTCAGTCATACTATCAACAAATGTAGCGCCAACAGAGAAAGGTATCATTGCAGGTTCAAGGTCCTCAAGACTTATTTGAATAGTACCAAATAAATTAAGTTTGGGACCACCATATTTATCATCGTCATCAAATGCAATTACTCCAAGAGATGCCAATAATGCACCAGCAAACATTGCAAGAGTACCTACAGTTGCTTGACCAAGTTGCTTACTAACTTTAATATTTCTGAACATTGACTCATCAGTCTTATACGTTCTCAAAGCATTTATAAATCCAAGCGGAGAATATGAAAGTGCAGTGCTCATTGTATTAAGCATCATTCTCGGGAAAGGAAGTATAGTTGCAATTATTGTTTGAGCAACAGGGTGCTTAGCAAGAAGGTTCATCATGGTAGTATATGCTTTTGGAGTATACCTAAAGTATGTTTTAAGTGCTTCGTTCTGAGCATAATTTACCATGTCTTGGAATTTAGTTATTGTATTCTTATCACCATCTTTTAAGCTTGCGTAATCTACTTCAGTGAAGTTATCTGATACAAGCTTCTCTGTGTACTGCTGAATATATTTTCGCATTACACGTTTATCTTGTGCATCCATAACACCAAATATTTTATTGTACAAGAAGTTAAATGCATTTCCAACAGTACTATTACCAAAAGGACTGTTGAAATTTAACATATCAGATAGTATCATCTTATCTCTTGTTTCAAGAGTTTCAATATCTGTATTCTTGTTTAGCAATAATTTATTCAGTTTATTGTTACTTGTCTTAAATCCTGTATCATATTTCGAAACAGTATTTTCAAGTATAGCATCAAGTAATCCATTATCAACTAACTGCTCTTTGACAACAGTTTTAGCAGTAGAAGATGCCTGATTATTTGTAAGCTGATATCTATCAATACCATCTTTACTATTTCTACCGACAAGTTTATTGAAGACAGAGCCTAAGCCCCTTGCTGCCTTGTCCATTACACCTATCATTGCATTACCTGCAACGTTTCGAGAGAAGAATGTCGCTGGGGCAGAGAGCATTGCAAAGTAACGCCAAGAAGTAATTCTTTGAGTTAAGTTATGCCATCTTAAAGCTTTCTCTTCAGGATTTAATCCCTTTTGCCAAGGATTAATTTTATTGTCTAATTGTCCAGAGTGTTGCTGTAAAATATCTATAACTGACTGCATCATCTTATCAGCTATATCATATCTATTTTGCTGTATAGCTAACTTCTGAGCAGCTGCTGCATCGGATATTAACTTCTTCTCTTCTTCAGACAAATCAATAGACTCTTCAGCAAGTGCTGCAAGTTCATCAATGGGAGTAAGACCCATGTTCCTTGCAACGGATAATTGTTGACCTGCAGAACGCTTTATTTGATTAAAGGCTTTTGTAGCTTCAATTCTAATATCTTTCGGAAGAACTAATGAGTGTGCTATTTGATTTAACAAGACAGCAACAATAGTTCTTTCTTGGCCTGTCAATGTAGGATTTTTAGAATACCAAAGCATAAAGTCTTGAACAGCGTTAATATTTGCGGTAAAAGCATTCAAATCGGCCGCATTATCTGCTAAGAATTCAGCGGTACTAAATACTGTCTGCTTTTCTGTAACACCGTCAATAACTATATCTTTTGTTTTACTCGGCACATAATTGAGCATTTTATTAACATTTACATTATCTCGAGTAAGCAAAGGTGAGTTTATTGTTGGAGATACTCTACCGCGCTCAGGATTGCGTTCATTATACATTTGGTCTTCAGTTCTGGGTTCTTTCTTAAGTTTCTTGTTGAAGAGTTCTTGGTTCAATGCGGCAGCTTCATCTCCAAATAAATTATCAAAATCAATAGATTCTTCACCTGTAGTAGGAGCCACATCAGTATTTGCATCTATATCATCATCAAATAAATCCATAATGTTATCCATATTGATATTTGATGCATCTACTATGTCATTCAAATCTTCATTAGAAATATTTGTATTGCCATCATCTGCTGCAGCAAGTAACCTATCGAGAGCTGCTTGATTATTCTTGAGTGCCATACGTTTCCTTGCTTTTTCAGAAGTTTCTTTTGTTCTAGCTTTTGCATTTTCCATGCGCCTTGCATTAGTTACTTCATCAATAGTCGCTTGAGCTTCTTTCATTTCTTGCGTCATATTGCCGAGCTCTGTTGCAAAGACTTTTGACCTATCTTCGTATTTGCCATTCTTGAGAGTGTCAAGTATTCTAAGAGTAGAGCCATCGCCAGAAAGTTTAATTAATTCTTTAGTACCAGGTATAATCTGATTTATTGCTTTTCCATTGAGTACATACTGAACTTCATTCTTAAACTGTTCAATATTTGCCCAAGTTTTCGGTCCATAAATAAATCTGATATAAGCAATATTGAGACCTTCGAGAATTTTTTTGACTTGAGGCTTTTGTTCTTCTGCAGATTTTGTTAAGTCAAGCATCTCGGCAAAACCTTTAACATCCGACCAATCACCAAATTTAAGAGGTATATTATTTTTGCCTTCGCCCTCAATTGTACCAAATTTATTTTCTTGGCGTTTTCTAACAGCTTCGAGTTGCTCAGGAGTAGCATATTGCTTTTCGGTATTTTTAGCAGTTTCTTTCTTTACATACAAGTTTTTATAAGCTTGTGATACTCTATCTTTAGATTTGACAAATCCAAATTCCTCGGCATGTGTTTCCATCCAATTTCTAATTGTCTGTTCACGATGCCGCCTTGCAGACTCAACCTCATTACTCGAATACTTTTCAGGTTCTTTTAAGACTTCATTCTCATGCGCAAAGTTCTTATTATCCTTATAGTATGCCTTTGCAGCACTGAGTAATGGATTATGTCGTATAACAAACTTATGATTGTACAACTCAGTATATACATCAAGTATAGCCTGTTTCATTTGGAAGTCTGTTGCTGGTGTACTATCAGTAAGTAAATCAGCATGTCTTTTTTGAGTACCAAAAGCTCTCAAAGTAGCACGGGATTGACTAAGAGAGTCAATTTGTTCTTGAGTCAATTGTTTCTTCTTAGGTTTAATTTCTTCTTTTACTTTGCTGGTATCAATACCTACTTCATTTGCAGCAGAGAACAATTTATCAAAGTCAATAGCTTCTTCACCATGCGGTTGTGTAGACGTATCAACTTTCAAATCATCTACCCATTTTGTAAGTATTGCGACGACTGGAGAACCAACTTCATCAATAATTCCAGGGTCATTTAACAGTTTTAATAAAAGATTTAACTTCGCTGTAGAATTAGCTTTTTCAAGTACTTTGTTCAATGCATACAAATATTTCTTTTGTTCTTTACTAAATCTAAAATCAGTTTCAGCTAATTGTGTTTCATCATTAAATGTAAGTTTAGATTCAATTGCTGCAGTATCAACAAAATCTGATATCTGTTTCATTGTTGAAGCAATAGGTATACCACTTGTAAAATTATCAAAAGCGTTAATCAATAAATCTGTTACTGAATTTCTTGTAAGACCATTAGCTTCGAATGCGACCGGTACTTGCAGGATACCTTGATAAACAGTTTTGAATGTATCAGCCTGCTTAATCATTTTGTCAGCAGTCTTTTCATTTATCTTATTATCTTTGCGCCATTGATTAACTTGCTTAGTAAACGAATTGACTCGTTTACTTATTTTACTTGAATTATTGAATTGTCTACTTGCACCATAATCGGCATATACCTTGCGTATTGCTTTGTAACCTTGATAGCCATATTGCATAGTGTTTTTAACTCTATTGTTTACAAAAGAATGAAATTCACTTTCAATATCGGCAAGTCTTTGGTCTCTTTCAATGCCGCTTAAATTTTTAACTTCCGCGAGCCTTGGTTTAAGTTTTTCAATGTACTCATTCGCGCTTGTAGATGTATCCTTATTTATATTCTCGATTTTATCCATCTGGTCTAAAATCATTGAAGCATATGCATCAGTATTAATATCGCCATAAATATCTTGTTTTGCAATATTATCAAGTTCATTTAAGAGATTATCATAAGCATTGAGCTTTGCTTCAGGGTCGAGTATTTGTGATGCTTCAATAATCTTTTCATCAAGAGTATCAGTAAGTTCTTTTGTATTGTCAGAACGTTGTACATTGTTCTTAGTCTTATCAAGAGTATCAAGAAGATTTACAACATCTTCATCGCCTTTGTACGATGCTTGCTGTTCAATACTTGTTTCTTTTGCGTTCAAACCGAAATCTTGTTTAATCAATGAATACACATAGCTAAATGCGTTAAAGCTATAGTTAAGTCCATTTGAAAATTTAAGATTCTTTTGAGCATCAAGGTTCAATAAATCCGTTGTCATACTTGTAAGACGTTTATCTAAGGTTTTACGTACAGCTTCAATTGTACTTATAAACTTAGCATCATTTTCATGTACTTTTATAAATCCATCAAATGCTTGATGCATCTCTTCTTGATTATTATATACTTTTAACAGCGCATCTTTAATCTTAGGGTCATCTGTAAAGTTCATTGCATATACCATAGTAGCATAGTATACTTCAAAGATTGACCTATACTGCAGAGCATCTTCAACAGTTCTAAGATAACCGTTGCGTTTCCAATCAAGTGAGTTTGTATCACTGTCTGGACAATTGGCAATCAGTATATTTCTTGAATGTTTACTATTAGAGTCATCATTAATATATGAAAGAATTTCAGATAATCTAATACCGGAAGAAATAGTTCTTGCTCCAGTATAAGTAGACAGCATATCAATAAACTTTTGACTAAATCCTAATTGCTCAAATTCCTTAAAACTGGTAATATCATACTTTGTCATTATACGACAAATAGAATCATACCACTTATTCTTTCGCCATTCAACCTCTGTACCATTGACTGAACCATCCGCATTTCTATCTACAATAGAAACTTTAAGAGTTTCAGGGTCCTGTACAAGTGCTTTTGTGGATTTAATTTCAACGTAGCCTTGCGGCGTAGCAAATCGAGCATTAATAGTTTTACTAAATCTGTCTTGTATGCTATTGGCAATACCATAACCTATCCAGTTATTGCCACTCTTTCTAAACCGCATTACCTTTTTGCTATTAAGTAAATCTGTCAACTGTTGTGTGAGGCCTTCATCATTTACATTTATATCACCAGTTTCAGTATCAATAGTATACTTACCAAAAATATTGTCAGCTTTTAGTGTCTTTGCAATGGACTGTATTTTTGATATTAAATCTGCCTCGGAGTTAAAATTAAATATCTGACCGTCATTTGTAACATAGATTGTATCATAATTGTATTCTTGCTGCAATCCAGTAATTGACCTTGATGTAAGTTCACTGAACACTGCTTCAAAGTTAGCAAATACAGAAGAGTCATTAATATACTTTACATTACCGGCATGTTTTTCAGAAGTATCAAGATAATTGGCAGCGTTGTTGACATTTATGAAAGACCTTTCGCCAACAATATACATTCTATTGCCAGGTGTTGTAAATGCTTCAGCTTTTCTTATTGTTTCAATAGTACTCTTTCCAAGGTTCTTAGTAGAAAGTTCAATGACACAAGTACCACGCTTACTATTATACTTTATTAAACCATTAATATCATCGCCATATTTTGAATATACAGACGATGCGTCAACTAAGTTACGCGGTTTAATTTTATTGACAATTGCAGCACTATAATTACTATCTCTCGAAATAGGTATGTTCATAAAGTTAGTGGTCGAGTCTGCGGTACCTGCTGCTTCAAACTTACCTTTTATGACATTATATTCCTGTTTAGTTATATTTGCAATGAGTTTAATAAAGTCTTCTTGACGCATTGAACGAAGTACATTTCTTAAATCGCCAGTTGCTTGACTTACCCACCAATCTCTTGAAATCAAATCTTGGTCATTATCTGGTCTGACATTCAATACTTCTCGAATATCTTCAATACTTGCTTCACCTTCAGAAGGTCCAAATGCCGATGCGGCAATACCAGTCATCATGGTATTTTGAGTTATTTCTTTATTCGTATACCTACCAAGTATTTGATTAACACTTGTAGGTACAAATATATTAGCTTGAAGTCCATCAAAAAGTTTCAAAAATTCTAATTCAGACCTTGTACTAATATATACACGATTTGTAAAGCTGGTATTAAATCTGTCAAATTTTATTGAGTCAATATTCTGATTTGCAAGAGACATACCATTTGCCATTTCTTCATTAGGAAAAGCATAAAGATATGCAAATACTGAAAGTCTATACGGAAGGTCACCAATTTTGCCTGTATCACGTGCTCGCTCAAATGACTTTATAACTTTATCATATTCAGCATCTACATCCACGTTTTTAGGTGCTTTGTCTATTGGTGCTTTAATCGCAACCGCTGTATAAAAATCTTCAAATTGTTTTCTAAGCTTTTTGAGTCCTTCAGGTGTTTTTATGGCTTCTTCTATTCTCGGTGTTACAGCTTCGCTTAAAGTATATGCTGTTTGACCTGTTTTTATACCAGAGAGCCCAGATACTGAATGATTGATTTCATGTTGAGCTGTTTTAACAAGTTTTTGCAAAGCTTTTTCAGTCATATTAGGTGTAGCTTTTAATAATATAACTGAGCCAACACCATTATCAGGTTTAAGCAATAAATTTGTATTACTATTTGTAACTTTAGGGGTAAGATAAATCAAAGTATCATTGCCTACAATCGATTGACCTAAAAGTGCTTTGCCATAATCAGTTAAATAGTCGCTCAACTTAATACCATTATCTGGCGCCAACCAATTTGAAACTGGAGAATTTATTGTATTAATCAATGTATCTTCCAGACTACCGACATCAAGCATTCTATTTATTTCACGCAAATGAATTATTTTATTATCGGGAGTAATTTGAAATCCAAAGTTATCTGCGAGATAATAATTTATCTTTGATACAAAGTTACCGTCATAACCTTCAAGAATTTTCTTCAGTGCGGCACCCTTATCAGAATAGTTTGAAGTCTTCAATAAAGATAATGCAAGGCCTTCGAGCGACAATGCGCCAGCTTTCTTAGGAATATTAAAGTTTAATCGTTTACTAAAATATTCCAATGCAACAGCAAGGTCTCCAGCATCAAGATTTACGTCCGCCTTAAAAGTCATGTAATGAAATGAATTGGGGTCAACGTTATTCGTTATATATAAATCTAAGGCCTCATCGTTTTCGAAGAACGTGGCGCGTCCTGTGATAACCGAATTGAGTTTTTTAAGCGCCTCACTACGTTCGCTCTCAGGTACCTTGTTTAGAATAGTGCGATTGTATACATTCTGAGCTTCAGATATGACGTACATTGCAGATACATTCTGAATATCTATACTATGCTTTGCAAGCTCAGCAATAATCTGTCTATATTCCGCTTTGCTCGACATATAAACTTTTGAAGCGAGTGTATTTTCAGGAATAAACAGCATAGTAAATATAGCCTGTTGCTGCGCAATCTTATACTTCTCGGGATTACTTTCTTGAGTATAATTAAGATTATATCCAGCAATAGCTTCATTCAAAAGTGTCATTGTTGTACTATCGCCATTTATATTCCATTGTTCAATAGAATTAAGAATTCTATGAGAATACCAAGTAGAATATGCAAGCTGATTGAGTCTTGCTATTGCAAAATTATTTACAGCCGCATAATCAATATAAAGATTGTTATCGTATACAAAAGCTGCGGGTAAAGAATTATCAAGAGTAGCATAAGAATATATATTCTTTAATCCGCCTAAATCTTTTTTAATCTCTTGAAGTTCAGGAGTGGTTTTTACAGCTTCTTTCAAATAAACTTGAGCACCAAAAATTTCACTAAGCTTTGCTTCATACGCTTTAACTACTTTAGATTTATTTGAAGCATTAGTATTCTTTCTTTCATTAAACTCGGTAGTAATATCGAGTATTTTCTGTACTCTATTTTCACTGTACTCAGTAAACAGTTGCATACTTTTTACTGCTTCGTCCGGTGCCATATTTGCAATCAAGTCATTCAAACTTACAGTCAAACCTATTTGCAAATTATCAAACATTGTATTGGCATCAGCATCTAAGCCAGCGGTCAAGTCTTCAATAGATAAATCTGCAGCTTCATCAGTCTCAATATTAAGTTTCTCAATAGCTTTCATCAATGCAGCTTCGTTCAAATTAGTATTATCTTCAGAAGATACATTTGAAGTAGTATTTGTAGATTGTAACTCTTCAAGTGCAGTTTTAATTATCTTATCTGCAATCACTGCTTGTTTAACAGATATTGTGCTATCTCCGACTTTAAGTGTCATTGATTTAATTTTGTCATATCTATCTTGAAGTTTGGTAGAAAGTTTTTTACCAGATAATACTTTCTTATCGAGGCTATTATAATAGTTAAGTAATATACCAGCATCAGAGTTACTAAGTTCAACTGTACTATCTCCAGCAATTGTCTTTATTACTTTATGATGGGTTATTGCAGAACGCACAAGCATTTGTCCGCCAGACATTATAGCGCCTGCAAGACCGCCTGCTACAAATGACAATGCTGTATTTTCCCAAGTAAAATCAGATTTGCCAGTCCAAGCATAATCAAGTACACCATCAATACATTCTTCTATTGCTTCTTCTAAACCTTCACCGATAAAATCATGAAGCAATCTTGTTGCTACATTCTTTTCTCCAAACTTATTCCAAGCATCTAATAACTGACCAGTCCATTTTTGTTTGAATACAAAAGACTCAGATAAACCTTCTACACCATAGCTTATTGCCGTTTTGACTGCTGCGTATGAGAGTACATTGAACGATGAAGCATCAGAATGTGCGGCATCATATTCAACAGCATTGCTACCAAATATACTTCCATAATATACTGCAGTACCAGCACCAGCGCTTGCAGCATTCAAACCAATCATTGTCAACATTTGAAGCATGGAAGTTTCAACGTTCAATGCTAATTTTCCAGGACTCCAATTTGATGTGTATGGATTAAATTGTGCCGATGCAGGAAATAATCGTTGAGCCCAGGTTTCAGTAGGTATAAAGTTTGATTGTGCTTCACTGCGCGCATAGTTTGCAAAGTCCTCAGCACCAAAGTAATCAGATACTGAAGCAATTGCATATTCCATACCATCAACAATACTTTCCAACATTTCAAGCGGTACTGTGACAACGTTCAATGCCATATTACCAAGAGTACTAAAGAATTTCTTTGTTTTTGACGCATTCTCTATTATCTGTTGTTGCAATAATGCAGCCTGTTGATTTCTTACAGACTCAAGAACTTGAGAATATGTCAAATATTCTTTAGGTATATATTCTTCTTGAAATTTCTTATACGATGTCTGAAACTCTTGCAATCCTTTTTCAACATCTTCTTCAGATAAATTTTTATTTACAAGATATCCATCTTCATATAACTTTTTAGTATCTTGATATTCAGTATTAAATTTTGAATAATCGCCTTCAAATGACTCACTTACTATATCATCAATAAAGTTTTTATTTTCATTTTTGTTATAGTATTCATTAAAAGCACTGTTCTTTGCTTCGGCGTCGATTTGAGCTTTATTCTCTTCATAATTCATAATGCTACTAAGTCCAGCGAGCAATGAATACTTTGCTTCTGGTAAGTATGTACTATAATCTGAAGGAAGTCTATCTTTCAAAGATTGACCATTTGCAGCAAGAAGCATCAAATAGCCTTGTGCCTTTTCAGGGTCATTATATGACTCATAAACATCTTTTTCATATATACCAGACATTATAGCTTGATTACGTATTGCCGACCAAGCATTAAGCCCTTTATTTCCACTACTTCCATTGTTAGTAGGGTCTGTTACAATTAAACCTGCCATTATCTTGCACCTCCACCGCCACCGGTAGCACCGCCACCTACAAATTCGCCACGTTCTTCATGAATTTCTTCTTTATCTGAACCAAAAACATCTTTAGCAGTGTTCCACCAGTTACGTATATTAAACACGTCCATAGGTCCTTTACCTTCAAACAACGCTTTAAAATTTATACCACCTATCGGTGTCAATAACAAATCACCAAATCTTTGGAATCTATATAGCGCTGAACGTTTTTCTTTAGGCTTTTCAGTTGCGCCTTTTACAACCTGTGAAACACCATTGATATATTCAACATGATAGTAATCTTTATTGTATAAATTACCATCGTAATAAATCATACCGCTTATTTCCATGCCATTTTCTATTTGACCGAATATAGTTTCAAGCGCATATTTAGCATCAGGATTATCTTGCATCGCATCAAGTATGGTTGTCAATTGCATAACTGGAGGCGGATTATCCGTATTATATGCTGTTTTATAAAATCCACCATTTGCATAAACCCAGTATTCTTTTGCATGAGCTGCTTCACCATAGTTGAATACAACCACATCGCCATTATGTAATATACCATTATTCGCTGCGTCTATAATATTCTGAACATATGCATCCTGTTTACCATCTTTGCCTGTACCTAAGAAATCTCCAAAGCTCGTTGGCTTAGCATCTTTTAACGATACATAATCACCAGTCAATTGATAATCCCAATCTCCTACGACATCTTCAATCTTTGGCGCTTCCCAAACAGTATCATAAAGGATATTACCTTCTTCATCGTACGATGATAAACCAAATGTAGTATGTCGCATTATAAGATTATTATCATAAAACCACTGTTTATATTTAGCAATAGCTTTTTCTCTTGCAGTATCTGAAAGAGTCTCCCATTGAGTTCCATATTCAAGTGATGCCATATCTTCTGCAACAGTGTTCACATAATCTGCTTCAGCTGCTGTACCATAATCTTTGTTTAGCGCATAATCAAGCTCGTTATAGATTGCATCAGTTAACTCATATCCACCACCTTCAGCAGGTGTTATCAATTGTCTTTCTGCGAGAAATTCTAAGACAGCAGTTTGACTTTCAAATTCTGCACCGCCATTAAGCGACATAGCAATCTCTTTAAGTACTGCATTCAATGCAAGATTAGCATTTTCTTGATAAGCCACAATATTCTCAAATCTACCTTGAGTATCTTGTTCACCAAGTACTGTGGTCAACGTATCTTGATATGATTTAGTAAGCTGCTCAATAATATCATTTCTTGACTCTATTAATTGAGTCTGTATATTTTGGTCTTGTGCTTGTTTGGCATACTGAAATTCTTGACCCTGTACTGTTGCAGCACCAGTACCAAGAAGCTTTGAATTATCTGCCATCTTATTAGCACTTGCTAATGCCGAAACATCTGATTGTTGTTGAAGCAAAGTAGACTGTTCTTTCAATTGACGGTCATACATTTGAACTGCAGCATTGAATTGTTTATCAAGATTTGCTATTCCGAGAGCTTCAAGATACTTCTTAGTATTCTCATCCAATACACCACCGGTCGTTGCAGCAACGACCTTAGTCGTATCGTACAACTTGTCGCTGGTATTCTTCAAAGTTTCGTCCAGTATTGTTGATTGACTCGAAATTGGTTGTATCGATGGACTTGTTATCAACGGCATCTTTAACTTCCTCCTTTACAGTATAATCTACTTTTTCAACATGAACTTTATTAGTTTTATAAGCTTCATATTTATCAAGTATCTTGCATATTTTTCTAAAATATTCTGTGTCATTCTTTTGTACATTAAGAAATGCAGTAAAAACAGTTTGCAATATTGCCATAAGTATACTTGAAGTATACATGACCATTTTAACTATTGCAGCTTTTTGGTCAACATCTGGATTAGGCTGAAATGAAATCATAGCTGTTGCAAACATTGTAAAGAATGAAAGTGTAAAACCTTTTATCAAATACCACTTCTTCTTTTTATTGCTAATATTTCTATCGTCAATCAATCCTTCATCCGATGAACAAAGAGTGGTTATATTGAAAGAACTCAATTTATGAAGCTTAGAGGCCTTTCTTTCTACTTTCTTTACAAATTCATTATAGCATTCAACTTTGCTTCTTTGTGGCTTTCTACAAAGCTTTAATCCAAAATTTATAAGTTTATCTTTGAAAGATAATTTATAATTCTTATGAGTTATACCTTTGCATCTTGCAGAAACATAAGTATTATAATTTACTGTATTTTGATTATCTACAAATTCATCAAAGTCAATAGTATCTGTGACAGTTTCATTTATTGCATCCAATGCTTTATCTCGTGTAGACGTATATTTCTCGCTACTTCGTACAGAGCTTTCAGTACTCATATACCAGAATACTTTAGTAGTACCAGATAGCAAAATCATTGTTATAAATTCTATTACCGTAGCTCTGTCAAGATGATTAATATCACCTTTTAAGTAAAGAATAAAATAGATAACAGCTAATGTTGCAGCAGTTGTTACTAATCCCAATAGATTGAGCATTATTATTTTAAGCTTTTTCATTGTAAAACCTCAATATAAATATTATCTAAAATTTATAATGCTATTAAACTTTAGAATTATGTTTATTATTTACAAAAATATATACCGGCGCATTTAAGCCGGTATACTAAGTCATTTGTTTAATTTTTCAGCGATAGTTTTAAGCACTTTCACTTCCTCGCTATCTTCATTTTCTTTAGCTTTTTGCGCTTGAGTATACTTGTAATGAAATGGTATTGCAACTATACTACCACCTAATCCTGATAATCCGACTGTCAATAAAGCATTTGCAGTAGTATTGAAGAATAATGCAATAATTACAAATATTGTAAATGGTATTACTCCAGGCGCAGCGCCCATTGCTTTCTTTAACGGTTCTTTATATATTAAAGCTAATGCAATAAGTAAAATTGTAGCTGTCAAACCTATACCTGATTTTACCCATGAATTCTCAAGAGTCATTATAACTACTGCGGGTACAGCTGTAGCAAGAGTTCTAATCAAGTATGCACCAATTTCCCACCATACTGTTTTATCAATCTTGTTAACCTTGCTCTTGAGTTTTTCTTTTTTAGCTTTAATACTTTCAGAATTTTTATCGATAGTTTCTTGAAATTCTGAAAGTTTACTCATTACGAAATCCTCCGACTCTTTTTAACAACTGCCTGCTGTTCTGCTAATTTATCCTGTTCTTCTTTGAGCTGTTTCTGTAATTCTTCTTCCTTTTTCTTAGCCGCGACAAGTTCATCCTCAAGAGCTGATTTAGCTTCTCTCAACTTGTCTACCAATTGTGTATGGTCAGTATAGAATAGCTGGTCACACAGTACTTGGAGCTTAGCTTTCTTATCAGTAGAAAGATTAGACTCCTTAAAGCACTCAAGAATAAAACTTGCAAGATTAATATTAGCATTAGTTTGATTATTAAGTCCTTCCTTGAACTGTGCAAGGCTATCGTCAACTTTCTTAATAACTTCACTAACTTTATCAACTACTTCACCAGTAGTTTCTTTGAAGTCTGCAACTTTATCTACTATTTTTGTCAGCACTCCCAATTGTTCACTGTTCATTGATTTAGTCAGCTTATTAGTACCAGAACTTCTAATAAATCCAGTAATCAATGCAACAAGTGAGCCGAGCGTCGTTGCAAGAGTACCAACAGTTAACCATTCGGGAAGTTGAAAATCTGCAATTGTTGTAAGTAACACATTCATACAATAGTGTCCTCCTTAAATTTACGAACATACATATAGCCTGTCAATGTCTTATAAAATGTTAAGTCTTCTGCCCAATCAAGTATCATTTTGGGAGTTATCTCATAACAATTTTCAATCTCAAAATATTTATCAAGACGCGCAGTTACTTCTTCTAATTCTTTGCGATACATTTTTTCACGTTCGATAGCTGAAGCATTCTGCATCTCTTGAGTTTTCAAATATATATTGGTCATATCAATCATGTCAATCCACCTCGAAGTATTCTATACTTCATAGATATACTACAAATTTTAGGTTTAGTCAAGGCCTCATATTCGTCATCTTCAAACTTTCTATTTCGCATTATCAATTGAAGATAATTATAATTAGCAATCATTGTTCTACATGCATTATTCGTAACTCTTTCAACGCTCGATGTCGTTACTTGTGGCGAAGTATTTGCATATTTTCTTGAATATATATTGAAGTAATATTCAAAGTTTACAAGAGTTTTATCAGTGAGCGCATCATCTGGTATATTGTAATCATCAAAAACAAATGTAGTAAATAATAATTGTTTTCTAAAATCCAGTGTGCCGAATAGCAAAATTGCACTCTCCCATTGCCACTCTATTTGATGAATTACTTTATTTGTAGTTAATTTATCAGCATAAATTTCGTAATCAATGACACCAGTCGAATGTGTAAATTGCTCTTCCGCAAAGCTATAGATACCTTGGTCCTCACCTATACCACCAATAATACTTAAATCAATTACTGCCATGATTTTAACATTTGTTTCTGTCTGAGTAATTTGTCTAACTTCCTTAAATGGAAATTCCCAGTACCACCAACTACTTGTCGAGCTATCAAATATTACTGCTGGAGTATTATCTGTAGGCTTTGCTCTATTCAAAAAGAATATAGTCAAATAATGATATGTTGCAATTTCGACATGTGAAGTAGTCTCCAACAAAGACCTTATCATTTCTCGCATATTCAATGTCATAGGGACTAATAAACGTTCATCTGATTGAATATTTTCTTTCATTTCAATGCTACAAATATCTTCAGCAGTAACAACAGATACAGCGCTTGTTATAGGAAGAGTAACTATTGCATTATCAAAATCACATCCTTTTGATTTAGCCGTATTTGTACAAAGCCATCGATATTCGGTACTATCTTCAGTGTTCACTGTGGCCTTATATATCAAATATGCACCTTCATTATGAAATACCCAAAAACTCGTATCAGATACTCGCATTGCAGCAGTGAGTCTTTCTGTAAAAGCATAATACTTCATAGGGTCAAAATATTCAATAGTAATATGACCATTTGCTGAACCAGTACCAAAGACATGCTTATCCGTTACAAACCAATAATACCCATCAAGAAAGAAACTCGTTAAAATATTTTCATTGAACTGGGATAATACTGGAATTTTGTCGGTTGGTCTATCGACAGGCGTATCTGTTGGCTTAATAGAGCGCAGTATTAATTTTGGATATTGCAAAACATTATTGACACTTGAATAATACGAGCATAATGCTAATTTAGTACCGTCATCATTTATTGAAGCTTGATCATATATGCCATCAAAGATGTATTGTTGTTGTACATATGTTTCTAAGTCTATAGTATATACTTTTGTTGTATCACTCGGTATTGCATATGTTGCAATGTTGTTGCATATACTCGTACTATGACCATAGTGCGTTGCATCTACACCAGAATGAATTTTTAATTCATATATATCATCATTTGCATCAACAATTTCATGCTTTTTATTATCTAAAATATATAGATTACCATATTGCGAGTCTGCCAATATTGCAATTTCAGTAGAACAATATGGCTGCGATAAAAATGAATTTGGTTTAGAACTTGAACCGTATAATCCAAAATCGCCATCAAATGCTTGTTTCCCAGTCTTATATTCCCAGCCAGAATATACATAACTATAACTTGGCTCATACGGGCATATTAATACAAAATATCTGTTAGTTGCAAGAAATTTAAGATAGACTGAACGTGAATATGTTATACCAAATAATAATTCTTTTGTATACTGTACTTCATTCTCTAAATAAATACGCAATACTGGTGAAATACTTGCAGATGTTGATACAGTTACCCAGTAATTATCAAATAATGGATATGCAAATATATAATCTGTAGATTTTGTTTTGCTGTTTGACGATAGCAATGTCATCGAACCGCTTAAAGAAATACTATATCGTCTCATTTCAGCTTTACTTGTATTTTCAAAGCAAATGGTTAATATAACACTCTCTTCACTATCAGATTTATCATCTATTGTAAATTTACATGTACTAAAAGGAATTTTGTCAGTTTCTAATCTCGGAATATCTGTAACATGCCATTGATAATTCTTATAGGTATATAATTTAATAAGAGTATCAGACATTGCAAGAAATTGCCCAGATTTCAACTGAATTATTCTTACCCCTTTAAGATTAAAGTTTATTTCTGTGACATCTTTAGTAGATATATTTTCGTAATATTCATCTGTTCTAATACCTGCAGGTAAGTCATAAGTACGATTATAAGTTTTATCATTTAATATATTATATAACTCAAAGTTAGGTTTACCTTGGTCGTTTATTTGAATTTCACCAACAACTTGTTCAAACTTATCATCTTTATCAAGTTTCCACAGTTGAAGACCTTTTTTATCATTTCGATTTATCAAAAAATAAAGACCATCTGCAGTTTCTTGCATTGCAACTCTGCTATTACCGTCAATACCAATTTGATGCCCTCTACTTGTAGCATTGTCAAAAATATTTAAGGTAGATAAATCATCACTCACGCGTGTAATATAAGCAAGCCCATAACTTATTTGTGCAAACCACATTGTATCTATCATATTTACGATATTATTTTTTGTATCTTTGTCGCACCATACTTGCGGTCTAATTGTTAAGTTACCAAGTTCATCGCGATAAACATTCTTACAATTATAAGTAGAATTTTGGTCGGCAGCAAGTGGATTATCATAAACTTGTAAACCTGCTATATTGTTAATATTGAAATATTGTACATTATCAAGTTTATTATAATCTGCCGGAAGTCTATGTTGGATAGGTTCACGTCGATAAATATTATTCATTAATACCACCCCTTACTTGAATGATACTCCCTCGGCCTTTCATTCCTATGAGTATTGATTGATGCAAGCAATACTTCAAACTCATTCATTTCTTCAATTGAACGTACTTTGTCATCGAGCACCAATAATTGACCTGCAACATAATGCGGAACTAATTGACCTGCAATATCTGGTATATCATAAGCGCCTTCGCCAGTCACTCTTGAACCAATTACCGGTACATTTTCTACTTTATAGTTATCACTATTTGTAGGTATCATAATGCCTTCTGCAAAGACTACTCTACTATAATTTATGCCACCTTCAATAATTCTTGGATAAAGCGCATTATAGAATATATGATATTCATATAGAGAATTCAAATATTCACCAAGTTTCAGTTGAGTATCTACTTCTCCACCGGTTAAAATTATACCATCGGTACCTATAAAATCAGTTAATATAAAAGCTTTGCCATTCAAATAAGCATTTTGTTCATCGGCAAAGGATATAAAATCTGGAGGCATAGTAAGTTTTGCTGGTAGAATATCTGGAGTTAATCTTACAACATACTCTCTAAGATTAGGCAAAACACTATGAGCAATACGGAATAACGCCTCATTAACAATTCTTGGTATTTTATCCGTATAATGCAAACGATTTGCTTCCTCAAAAGGCATATTAAGTATATCATAAGTTCTTTGCTTAATTTCTTCGTATGTCATAATGTCTCCTTAAAATTAGTGCCCGTCAACACTGCTGTCAACGGGCACATTTATTGTTTATCTTAGCCTGCAGTCACGCCAGTATAAACAGTAGGATTATTTGTAACCTCAAACGTAGAAAGGTCAATGAACGTTGCATTAGAGTCTGTAATAGTCTTCGTTGCGCCGCTACTTTTAACATATTTCGTAGTTGCACCAGAATAAGCTTTTGCAGACAGATTTTCAAGGTCACCAAATGCAATATAGATACATGCATACGGGTCACAAGCAGCTGCCTTAAATCTTGCACGACCATACCAAACCATCGTATCATTGCCATCCTGCAAATAACTCTTAACAGTAAGAGGAACTCTATCCCAAAGGGTGAAGCCAAGTTCGGTACTGTTTCTGGACGGGTCCATAATCAACATACCCATTTCTTTGGGACCAAATCCGGGCTGATTTGCAAGATATGCCCATTCAACAAGTTGATACTGGTCACCAGAAAGAGGGCCTTCAAGAGGACCTTCCGTAAGACTTGCACCAAGAGCAGCTCTGATAGATTTTGCAAGCATCGCATTCGGAGACATAACAATCTTAGAATAATTAAGAGGAACAAGACGTCCGTCATAATCACGGTGCTGCATACCAAGTTCTCTGATTTTATCAAGAACAAATCTGATTTGGTCATAAACTGCCATGTTGTCGGCAGTAACACCAGTATCAGGATTAACCTTCAGGAGATTAAGTCCTTTGTCCATGGGATGACCATCTTTATCAAGCTTGCCGCCATAGACAAGATATTTGTTACTTTGAGGAGGCGTTGCATAAGTACCAGCTGCAACAGTGTTACCCGGTGCAATAGTATCAGCAGCACCTGCATTTACCCAAGGTTCCTGACCAGTCATTTCAATGAAATCATTGGCATCTGCAACCTTCACAGACGTGTAATGATATCTATGGAAATACTGCTGCTTAGGACCATCAATTTCAGCATTAGTAGTATCAATTGCAGATACTGCAAACTTTTTACCGCCATATACATAACTGGTACCAAGAGCACCGGCCACAGTCGCTGCACAATACTGTTCGCGAGTTCTTGCGTAGTTGGTAGCAAATTCTGCAACCTTTTTGTTAATCTCAAGGTCGCGGTTATCTTCGAGAGCTTCCTGAGAAATAGCAAAAGAATCTTTCCACGTCTGAGCAGTGAACGTAATTCCATACGAATCTTCCCAGTCATGAAGCTTTGCAATTTCCATATCTTCGGAAGGTCTAAAGCCGCCGTGCGTTACAGACGTATGATAGCTTTCAGAATAGCCAGTGAGAGTCTTGTTTACAAAAACTTCATTAATCTTACTTCCTCTCTGAAATTCTTCTACCTGATTTTCAAGAAGCATAGGAATACTCAATCCGAGTACGTTGAACGATGAGTCTTTAATTGCTTCACTGATATTGAATATAATAGCCATTATTTAACACCTCCAGTAACAGTCGTATAGAATTGTTTAGCCCAATTCTGCTGAGGGCGTCTAACAACAAGGTTGTCTATCATACCCTGGTCTCTCAAAATAACACCAACAAAGCAATAATCCGTAGCATCTGCAGGAAGAGGAATCTCTGCAAGCAGATAATACGTATGTCCAGCAGTCCAAGCTACTTTGGATTTGTCAGCAAGAACTGCTGCAGCTCCAGTAGAATTCGTAACGTCAATAATAGAACCAACATCTTTGGCGCCGAGCCCAGACGTTGCAGTATAGCCATCATTGTTAGTAGCGCCTACGCCACCAGTAACAGACGACTTAAGATGAACGAGTTTAGTGGTAGGATAATTAAACCGTTCATATCCATAAATAGCTGCCATAATTTACCTCACTTAAATTTTCATTTCTGGATGTTTTGCCAAAAATTCTTTTACTTTGTCATCACTTGCATTTGGCATATATTTTCTAATCTGAGAAATCTGTTCTTTTGTTACAATAACAGGTTCTACAGGTACTCCACCACTTCCAGGGAGCGGAGTCAAGTGCGACGTTGATTTTTTAGTTATTGCGGCAGGGTCCACTGTAGGTTTCTTACCGGATGCAAGTTCATCATAGTGTGCAGCAACATAGGCTTTGTCAAGAGAAATACCTTTTTCCATCAAAGATTTTGTATCAACATCGAGCTCGTCGATAGAGGTAATGTTAATACCATACTTTGCATTCAATTTCATAAGTTCTGCTTCAGCCTTTGCTCTTTCGGCTTCTGCAATAAGCTCTCGTGCTCTCACAACTTCAGGATGAGTTTTAATTGCATCATCAATGATAGGTTTACCAACCGTAGGGTCAATCCCAGCATCAAGTAACTTTTTGTCCAAACCAGTATTAAGCGCAGCTTCCCAAGAGTCATAGCCCATTGCTTTGGCCAATTCAGCACGGTCTTTGTCTCGGATAGCACTAATACGTTTAGATACAATCTTAGTAATAGTTTCTTCATCTACAGCCGGCGTCACTGTAGCTGTTGCTTCTGCAACATTTTCGCCTTGTTCATTTTCTAACATACATTTCTCCTTTATGGGCGATTTTGGGTGGAGTCCCATTGGCAGCCCTCTAAAAATTATAATGCTTTATAAAATTTTAATCATGTTTATTTAATCAATTTATTATCAAATAATTATGAGGATGAACTAAATCACCCTCATAACCTGCTATTCAACTATCCAATAACAATCTACATACTTATCACCACAATCTCAAGTATCTTTTATTTCTCCATATACAGACACAGTTAAGTGCTGGTGTATACGAATAATAACCTTCTTGTCGCTGTGACGCCTTGCAATATCATTCACAGTTTCTTCATTTTTACAAGTATATCTTTTGTAGCCAAACATACTTTTCAAAACTTGATTGTAGCAACAAACACAAAGTTTATCACAATTACGTTCTTTAGCAACATAATTCAATAGTCTGGCCGTAGCATCATAGTCCAAACCTGTGGCTGTACTTATTGCCCTATAAACACAATCGCTGATATCAACATTTGCTGGGTTCCTATTATAATAGGAATAGTTACTCATTGTCAGCGATGCAGTAATAGTAAAGCGCCAGTTTTTCACAGGGTTCGGGACCATCTTCATCTTCGAGAAATGCTTTGGCAAGTTCAACATAAAAGTCAGATTCTCTATCCGGAGGAATAAACTTTCTGAGTACTTCGCAATAGTCAGAATACAACATATTCGCAGTCATACAAAGTTCTTTCTCGTCATAATCTTCAAACTTCATATTATCTTCTTACGCGGCCTTCATTATTTCTTTCATGTCAAAATGAGGACCTTCAGTACCGTCAGCATTCTGAAGATTATGTTTCCATCTCATAATATCAGACTTATCAAGAGACAGTGTTTCACCTCTATCTCTACGACGATAACGTCTGCTTCTACTATACCTGCCGGTACCTTTCACGCCTCTACGACCATCGCGTTCATACTCTTCGCCGTCATAACGTTCACGTTCATCGTAACGCATATCATAACGTCCGTAATCTCTGCCACGACCTCTTCCTCGAGCACTATCACGACCATACATATCATAGCCGTACATGTCATTCTCACGACCACCAAGACGGTCTTCAAGAATTTGTCTTACTAAACTATTCATAATAAGCCTCCTTAAGCACCAGTAGTGGGCGCAGGTGTCGGCGTAGGAGCCGGAACAGCCGCGAGCCTATTATCAGGTGCGCATGATAAATTTCTAAGTACTTTGAACACTGCAGATGTTGCATTTGTAGCAACACAAAGCGGATATCTGGTACGAGTACGTACTGCACATGCAGTAACCTGCGAACAATCGCATCTAACCATTGGATATAATGTGGCAGTTTCACCACCAATCGAAATGGCGACTGGCATATTAATAGTAGCCGTAGTAGGAATGTTCTGAGCTATTACAAGACAAAATTTCCCATGATTAGGATATGCTCCTGTGGGAATATCTATAACAAGCGTATCAGAAACAATTGACACTCCAGTACTGATTATAAGCCTGGGACAAAGTTTACAACTCATGTTACACGACATAATTAGCCTCCTCGTTCAAGAGAGGTACTTAACTGTCCCTCTCCGAAATTTTAATTTAGCAGCCGCAGCCACACCCGCAGCCACCACCATTTCTACCAAATGCACTTTCATAAGGCGAGCAAGTGATATACGCAGGGGAAGCAACAGGGCGAAGCGTATTAATAATCGTATTCGTCTGAGCGTACGGCAGGAGAATTTATATAAATAAATTTTAAGGAGAATACCATTATGAATGATGGATTCGCAGAAGGTTATGCTATCGGTCAAGGCAACAATAACAGTCGCGACGGAATGGGCTGGGGCGGAGAATGGATTTGGATTATAGTTCTCTTTGCTTTATTCGGTTGGGGTGGAAATGGTGCCTGGGGTGGCAATGGAAATGGTGGAGGTCAGCAAATGGGTTATGATATCGGTAAACTTGCTACGACGAACGATGTCGCTGGTGGTTTTGCAAGCAGCGCTACTCTTGGCGGTCTTAATGATATTAAACTCGGTCAGGCTGGAATTCAGCAGTCTCTTTGCCAGGGCTTCAATGGTGTGAATACGGCAATTCTTACGAGTGCAAATCAGACTAATATGGGCATTGCTAATCTTGGATATGAAATGCAGAATTGCTGCTGTCAGACGCAGAGAGCTATTGATAGTGTAAACTATAATATGGCTACTAATACTTGCGCAATTCAGCAATCCATTTGCAATAGCACGAGAGATATTATAGATGGTCAGAGAGAAAGCACTAATGCAATTCTTGGTTTCTTGACCAACGAAAAGATTTCCAGTTTGCAGGCACAGAATGCTCAGCTTACTGCTCAGTTGTCGCAGAATGCTCAGGAAAATAAATATCTTACTTACGTCCTAACATTTGCATTATTTGGTTAGGATTTATACCTCGTTGCTGAAGCATACTCATAGCTAATTGCTGAGGACTTTGTCCACCTTGCAATAGGCCATTTAATTGTTGAGCCATCTGAGGATTTTGTTGCATCATACTATTTATAAATGCTTGAGGATTTCCTTTTGCCTGTTGTATCATATTCATCATATTTTGCATCATAGGATTTCCACCAGCTTGTGCCTGTGTAGGCATAGGAATAGGAGGTACATTACCCATTAAACTTGGCATATTTATTCTCCTTTGCTCTCAAGAGCACTTAACCGTTCTTCAAGTTTAGCGATACGTTCTTTGTAATCATCTTCAATAGGCGCTTGTTTATCATTGGTAACCGCAAGTTGATAAGAACAAGTAGTAGAAGATTTTCTACCTTCGCCATCGGTAACAACACGATAAAATAAATTTTTATCTTGGTCAAAATATACAATATCTGTATTTCTTTCAGACGGTTTCATTAAGGCTTCTTCTAAACCGGTAACAAGAATTTTATTTGTTCTTGAAACAGACTCTTGTGGTATTGGTTGTTGTACAGGAGGTTGGGCTCCATACTGCGGATACTGTGGGTATTGAGGAACTGTTTGGTTATTCATATACCCAGGATATCCAAAAGGATTTGGATAATTGTTGAAATATGCCATTATAACTCTCCTTCAAGTCTATTTATTTCGTCACGTAACTCCTTACGCTGACGTTTGACTTCTGTCCATTCTTCATCGGTTAACTCACCTTCAATAAACTTGTTAGTCTTATAATCTAAAGAAGCAAGCTGTTGCTTTAACTCAAATATTTTTTCTTGAGTCATATCTATCATTGAAATATCAAACTTTTTACAATAGTAATATTCAGGATTATCATCCATAATCATATAACTATTCTCATTACACCAATCTGCCCATTTGCTATAAATTTTTTGATATTCTTCTGTAATAGGTTTTTTAATTTTCAAATTTTCCATAATATACCTCAATATCCAATTGCAAAGTAAACATATTTTACATTTGCTGCAAAACCACCATTATATGAAACAGTTGCTGTAAAATTGCTAGAAGATTTTGTCTTCAACTTAAATCCGTGTACAGCGTTTGAAGTTTCTGTAGAACCTCCAATAAATGTTGCATGCACATATAAACAAATACTTGAAAATGAACTACTGAAATTGACGCTAACCGCGCCACCGCCAGAACATGTAAACTCACCCCATCTAAATTGAAATCTGGGAGTAGAACTTGAAATATTTCTTGCTATATTAATATAACCGTTTGTCGCAAGCGAATAACTATAAAGATATAAAGATTGTTGAAGGTCATTATATGATGCTGCTGACATTATTCCAGATAAAGTTGAAGTTGCGTATGGAAAATAAACATATGCTTTATTGTCTGAATCTAATTGTACTGCTGCATTAGTTGCCGAATTAGGACTATAGCCTACTTTTATACCGCCAAGAGCACTTGATGCAGCAATAGGCAATACATAATTATTTGCATTAGCTGCAATACCGTCAAGCTTAGATTTATCAGTACTCGACATTAATCCAGCGGTTGTCGTTGTAGCCCAAGAATCTGTGGCGAGGTATGCTGATAATTTTTTCTTTTCAGGAAATATTATACGAGTATACCAACCATCAGAAGAAGAACTTCTTCCTGTTAATATATTCGGTTGGTCTATATTATAATCTGAAAATAACCACCAAGTTTTTTGTGTACCATCAAAAGAGACTATTAATGTTAATGTTCCAGTTGCAGGTACTGCCAATGAACCAGAACCAGATGAACCAGCATAGTTTATAGCCTTTACACCACTATATACCCATTTATAAATACCATCTGACATTGTATATGGTCTTATACTCTGAGATGTTATTACAACAACTGCACCGCTAGAACCAGCAATTAAATTATCAACATATTTTTTAGTTGCAACATCTACCGGATTTACTGGGTCAGCACATCTAACTCTATTAGGGAAATAAACAATTCCATCATCTGTCCAAGTACAAGGTTTATCATTAGCAATAAGCGATGGTAATTTTGCTGACCCAGCACTCCATACATTAGGTCCATATGCACATAAATTTATAATACTTGCTGAACCATAAGTAGTATTTACAGCTGTAGCAAAAAATGTAAATCTTAATTTTCTATACTGAGTATCTGTACTATTCCCAAAAATAATTTGTGGAAATCTAGATATTACATTCGGACCACTCCATCCCTTCAATCTATATGACCCAATAATCGTGAATATATCTGGTGAAGCTTTTGTTGCATATTCTATCAAAACATATACGGTAGACCCGTTGGTAGCCATCCAAATATAAAATGACTCTATGGAACTATAATGACCCGCAACGGATGCATCAAGAGTTACTCTACTTCTATGTCCAATAGTAATATCAGCATTATTTGTTAACATTGGAGCCAAACGTATTCCAGAACTATCACTTGAATTAAACAGTGCTGCTGCTGCTGCAGGATTACCATAATCTATCCATGTAGTACCACTATCTATAGAATATTCAAAGGTTATAGCAGATGCTGGAAATATCTCGAAATGATTACCTCTTTGTGCAGATATCATCGAGCGGTCAATATATCTAACAGCTCCGGAACTTGTTGCAGCACTAGTCAAATCTGAGGGTTTAGCATAGTCTGTCCATTGAGTACCACTTGTAGTCAGTATATTTGTGATATAAGTCTGAGGATATAAAATATCCGAGCCGTCTTTAAGTTTTACTCGCTTATTTGCCATTGTTAAATCTCCTCGTATGTAATTCTGGAATACGATGCTAAAAGTTTTATAACATAACCATGATTTATTGCAGCGGAACTCGGAGGAAGAGTTGTAAGGTCATAATCCGGCAATATTATTCCACCATCAGGAGTACGCTGAACAATAGTACTACCTGTCGCGGATGTACCGTATCCAATTTCATTTTGAGTTGCGCTTGTATGCGAATATATCCAATTACCCGAGGTAGTCTTTTTATCGACTTTTTTACCAGTCTCAATGGATATATTATTGCTTAAAGTTACATGTTCATTTTGCAAACTATTACTTGCCGCTAATACAATACGCTTGATATCGCTAGCGCTTGCAAGAGCGTCTAATCCTAAACTGGAAGAAGTAAAGCCTATAGTTCCAAGAGTTGTACTAGAACCATCAGCAGTATCTATCATTGCACCAGTAACCAACATACCTACGCCATACGCTTCACCAGCACTATCGCGTGATACCAGCGTATTAACTTCTGCGGCATTGGAAATTTTAATTTCATTTTGCGTAGTACCATTATGCGTATAAGCAAAATATCCAGTAGTCGTTTGTTTATCGAGTTTCTTGGTTAAATCTAAATCACCGCCAGTACCAAGTTCAGTGCGTTTTACAAAGACGGAAGTATCAATAGTACCGCCAAGAGGGTCCCAAGTAGTTCCATTCCATGCCCAGTTCGTTCCAGCATGAGCTTCACCATAACCAGCTTCTACGTTCCAAGTATCACCTATTTTATTACCAGTTTTAGGAAGGTCGGCATGAGTTTTAACAGAACCTTTATACTTCAAAACTGAAGAAATATTTGCAGCAATCTGTGTATCTGTATATGCTTTAGCAGATGCGAGAGTAGAACTATCACCACCTGTTACTTCGGAAACTAATGCTAATGTACCATCAGCATATGGAATAGTGATTGCACAATGCGAGGATGGTGTCGCGCTTCCAGAGGGCGTTTTGCTCATATTAATAATTCTATTAGCGCCAACGGATATTAAATTCAGTTCATCAGATATTACCGCTTTAAGTTGAAATGAACCAAGTACAGCTATATCTTTTTCAAACTGTTGAATACCTTTCCATGAATTATAATTAAGCAGACTACCATAATTTTTATTAGCATAATCAATGCTTATTGCGCTTGTTGTATGACTAGCATCGGTAATCACATTTAATGCCCCGTTTACAGTATACATAGCAATTGACGTGGCTAATGCTGCTGCAGTATTTCCATTTGAAACTTTTAATATTTGGTCGCCAGTAGATGTCGCAACATATGCATATGTTTCGCTATTAGTAACGTTTCGATGTTCTACCGGTACAAATTTTACAGTACTTACAGTACCATCGTCTGCAACAGTTATTGTTTTGACAAGATTATCGACCATTGTTTCCGGATGAAGTATATTATTTTTATCTATTAATCTAACATTCAAAGGTGTTTTAGCCATTTTAATTCTCCTATATTATATCGTATTGAATACCAGTTTTTTCAATAACTACCTGGTCTGTGTAGTCTTTTGCTTCGGTTAATACCTCAGATGCTTTCAAATCTACATATTGTTTTGAAGCTGCATGATGCCCAAATTTAGGGTCACCTACATAAATATTACCATCGGCATCACGTTTTACAATAGTATCTGGTTCTGCACCAACAGCGACATTTATTGTTACTTGTTGTCCACTATAATCAATGCCATATACTCGTTCATTGCCTTCAGATGTAACTTTATCTAATTTAGTATCTACAAGTTCGTTAATATTACCATCTGCAGCATTCACTCTGCCAAGCAAGTAATTTATTGCACCAACAACAGTTTTATTAGGCGTACTTAATCTTGGGTCATAACTATCTTGCTTACGATAGGAAAAGCAATCGATATCAAGAAATATTGTTGCGTTAGCTTCAACTAAAGCTGAAATAACAACTTCTTCGGCGCTGGCTAATCCAGTTAAAACAGCGTCTGTTGAATTTGCCTGACCTATTACAACAGTTTCTTCAGTACTTGCTTCACCTATTGCTTCAACCATCTTTGTGGTCAACGGATTAAGCATTGTTCGTATCCTTTAATACAAATTTATGTGGCTGGATTAGCTCTCTTTTGAACATTACTTTACTAAACGGAAAATCTTTATAATCACTCGACAAAACATCAGGATTTTTAAGCGTTCCTATATATGCAATGACGTCATAAATATATTCTTTTGACTCAAGCATCTCAGTATCATCAAAATTAATCGGTACAATTACATTGAATACATAAGATACTATCCTATAATCATTTGCTGTAAGTATTGCCAATTCGTAAATATCTCGATTACCTGATTTACTATGGTATATTTTGTAAATACCCTTATCAATATCTGCCTTAACAATAGAATTTGGAACAGAAGTAGTACCAGTCTCATAAATTTCATCTGTAGTAAATTTGTTATATCCACCAAGTGAATAGTCACTATGTCCTTCGTACATAGGCGGTGCAGATAAATTCAAATATTTAGCGAGTACAATTGAGTCATAACTTCCAGATTTTACGGTCAATGCACAAACAGGAAATTCTGCAGCTTTCTGTAATTCCATGCCACCTGTTCCACCCTTATTAGGTATCAAAGTAACAAATCCATATTTATTGGGTATACTTCTATCTAAGTGCCATAATTCAACACCTTCCAAATAAATATTATTTCCAGGATAATTATTAGCAAATGTAATCTGAACACCTGTAAAGAATTGCCCACTTGTTGCTAATGTTGTTACCATATATTGTAGAGCAGCGGTCGCAGAAAATGTTTTTTCCAAATGAATGTTTGTGTTTATTAAATTCGATTGTACACTTGTGGTAGTTTCAGAAAACAAATTAACCACTATTTCTGATAGATTTACACAAGATAAAGGATTCATAAATGCAATAACACATGTGATTGTATTTGAATTAGTTTTAGATGATATTTTATATGCAGGTCTTGCATTCAAATCTATAACTACTGGAGCTAATTCACTATCAACATATACATTTGCATAGTTATTCAAACACTGTTCTGAACCTTTTGGTGGTAAGATATATGGCTTACCGTCCATTGTCCAAAACTGAAATTTTAAGATTGCAGTTTCACCTCTTGCAAAGTAGATATCATTGTTCTTCACCGTTACCATTGTTTTCCTCCGATAATTCAGTACGTGCTGCTGGAGGTACAGGATTAGCAGGTTCAGGAGTCTGCATAGCATTCTGTCCAGTCTTTAATTTAACATCTGAACCATTACTAATACCAGCCTGTTGTGCCTGCCCACCATTTTTTTCCATAGCCATAAGTTGTGCAATTTTATCAAGTATGTCAGGATGACTAAGTATAAATCCTTTAACAGCAGGGTCGAGGTCCATATTGCGTTCATTGAGATTTTGTTGTATTGCAGCAGCGAACGGAAATTGCAATTGCTTCATAATAGACCAATAAAGTTTCAATACGGCAGGGTCCGAAGGAGGCCCGAAAGACCCACTCAAAAATTGCTGAGTCAATACTTCCCACATTTCTTGTTTATTGGTTATCAATGATGCATTGTCGGCCTCAATTATGAAATTATCATCCCAGTACAATTGATTGGTATCCATATTCTTTTTCAAAAATTGATACCTATTAAACTGTAACTGTAAAATATCACCATCGTTAGTATATTTTACATAGTGCTGTGTTTCATCGGCATATGCAAGCAAAAACTTAAACTCTTTCTTGTAAATATCAGAGTATGCCTGAACTTTCATACGTTGTTTGCTCTCAAGTCTTCCAGCAGACTGAGCAGCAGCGAGCTGTTTAGCTTTGCCCGAAGTAGCGGTGGTATCTTTCTTACCTTGATAACTCTCCGTTATACCAAGAGCAGCGCGACCATACTGATACATCCGAGTAGCAAGAATATCATCTTGTTGCATATTGGCCTGAATAGTCTGAACAGAAAATGCGGTAATCAGTCGCGGGTCAGATATGGGTACCATTTTAAGAGTGCTGTCATCGGCAGGTATTTTGGTACCTTCAGGATATGTTACAAAGGACCCAGCTTTCAATAAATTTTCCTGTTCTTTTGTAGTCAACCGATTGAGAGTATCTTGATTCTGCTCAATCATATCTATGTCGGATAATCCATAAATACTGTCCTCAGTGCTTATATTAACCCGCATTACAACAGGTAACTCTCTAATATGATAAAATGGAATTTTGTCGCCTTTAGCAACAATCTTAGTTAACCCAGCATACTCGTCGTCAACCTCGCCGCGCATCCGCGCTTCTGCTCTGAGCTTAGCATTCTCTTCCATATTGCCAATATAAATATCTTGAGATGCAACTTCTTCATCAAGTATGGCATACTCAAATTCCTCACTGTTGCAGACAGGACACGGCATATCAAGATTGAGTATGGGTTCGCCACACTTTTTGCAACGAACAATGCGGCGAAGTTCAAAATAGTCGTCCTCGGATATTACCTGATAACTATTCTTGGCAAATATGGTTCTTCCCACGTTACCTTCATCGTTGAGATAATAGCAAGTAACTATGTCGCATACATCTTGACCGTCTACGTCAGGCGGTACGTCCACTCCATACAACTGCTTGATACTGCGACAGGTGGCTCTGTTCTGCAAAAATACATATTCGGCATCGTTGAAGTCGGTAATACCTGCTTGCACAAAAACACTTCCTGCCGGATAATAAGTAAGTTTAAGACCTCCAAAACCTGAATTACGTATCTTAGACTGGTCCCACTCAATCAGGTAAAAGCAATAGCCGTTCTGATATGTACCACGCTCAGCCTTGTCGTTTATGGCAATGCCGTTCTGAACTTTCATAGTCTGGCTCAAGTAATTCTGAAGCGCCAACGCTCTTTGTGCATCCTCAGCAAGCATCGGAGTCACAAGCGGTTCAGGTACAGTATTACTTATCTGAGACTCAATGAGCTCAAATGTAATATTCTGATGACACTCTGCCTGCACAGATTTACCTGTCCGCTTATTAACTATCTTGCCTTCGCCTAAATACAATGATTTTCTCCGAGGTATCTTTGCGACCTCGGACTCTGCAGCGCTGACTGCTACTGTATATTTCCTAATAACTTCATCAATTGTCATATTATACCTCGAGAAGTCAAATACTCCGAATTAGCTTACTCCCATCAAGTCGAGAGCTGTTCCTGTCCTTATGGTATATCCGACTGGCGGATTACCCCACTGTTCTCTCAAATAAATTCTTTCTTTCTCCGATGCACTCAAATAGTCCTCAATCATATCCGCTGTCCAGTCCCTTGCTGGAGCAATGGTCTCTGTCGGATGCGACTCATGAGCTGCAATCATTGTCATTCTGTTGAGTGCTTGCGTTGTGGCGTCGACATCATCGTCATGAGCACCTTTGGGAAATATCATGAGAGACTGTTGATACTCTTTATAGTACTCTGCAGTTTTGTCAAAATAGACTTTGCCACTGTGGAACAACCAAGTTACCGACATAGCTCTGGAATATTTACCACCTTCCGGTTTTACTGCGATAACATTTTTTACTCCGGCCACTCCTAACATGTCGATTGCCGCAACACCGTTCGCAGCTTCCTCAATGTACCTGTAGTTTATTCTAAACCGTTTATCCAGTGCATATATCCGTTCCATTAATTCGGGAAACGAATAGTGACCTTTCTCAGCCCAGAGCAAAAAGTAATCATCTTCTAATTTAGCCCATACCTGGAGCGCGTTAAAGTCGTTATCTTCTTCATGCTTCAACGCAGCGTCGATGCTGAGTGCGATGACCGGCCATACTATGCACTTGCCTGTTTTCAATAGCAACCCTTTATCTGTTATCTTGCCAATCTCACAGGACCTGAACATTTTCTCAGTGAATAAGTTACCAGTACCGATTGTGGGATTACCTTGATAGTTGTTTTCCCATGTCATCAAGTTGCCTTTACGTATGTAGGCTTTTTTGAACGCTTGCACCCACACACGGTCTTTGCCAATCTCAGGACACGGCCCGTCACCAAGTTCTCTGCCCAGCGGGTCATGCTCAGGGTCAACGCACTCGCAGGGTATATTCAAGACTTGTATGGAGTCAGGGTTCTCAACAGACTTAATAACCTCAAAAATATCTCGCATATTCCAGCGAGTTTGCATCAAAATAACTTTGCCACCAACCTTGACACGCGACCGAACAACTGAGAGCCAATTTTCCTCAAGTGTACTATTAAAGGTATCAGAGTTTGCTTCAGTCGAGTCATGGCAGGTGTCATCAATGATAAGAACATCAGCGGGGTTACCGTTGACAGTAGACATAGTAGCAGAAAGACATGTGCTCTTGATATTTTGTCGTTCATCAAATATCACCTCGAACTCGTCATTCGTCCATTTGTTACCAACTTTGGCACCTGGCCACATGTCAATGTTCCACTCAATCTTGCGTTTATTCTCAGCTGACGCCTTTGTGGCGAAGTCCGAAGAATATGATATGACGATGCAATTGACTCCGGGGTGTCTCAACATATACCAACTCGGTATGGACTGTGCACCCCACGTGGTTTTCCCAGTCTGAAATGGCAATGAAATTAAAAAGAATTCCGTGCCGTCAACGCGGCCCGGTCTTTCTAAAAACTCTTGTATCTGTCCAGCCAATATCTCATGTAATCTGGTCGGCTTGAGGTCCGGCCTGCATTTCAGTACATACTTATAGTATGACTTGATTGTGTCGCGTCGTTCTTTGTCCTTAGCAATGGCATCATACTGCTCTCTGGTGAGTCGGACTGCTGGTGCTTCCTTGATTTGCTGCTTTACGCTGTCTCTATACGCCTCGTCTAATAGCTGCTTCATTCGTTGGCCTCCGGCGCGTCCTCAATGACTTCATCAGTATCCGCGTCAGCTTCTACCTCGGCATGTTTCAATAAAAACTCAATCTGTTCATCTGTCAAGTCTTGCACGTTGTGGCTTTTGACTTGTTCATGTCTCTCAACAGGTCGACCGATAGTAGTATCGCGGAAGGCATTATATGCCTGAGTGCTGCCAGTTTCTAAGGAGACTGCGGCTTGGTTCAAAGTAAGCAAATCAAATAAACTTATTTCATCTAAATCTACGTGGTCCACTAATACTGGAAAAACGCGTGATTTAGTTAAGAAGGAATCATCATCTCCCTGTGCCGCTACGTCAAGTATTTCTTGTTTATTTATGGCCAAGGAGGCGAGGGCTTTGCCGCTTGCTTCAAAGTTGTTAGCAAAGATACTTCTCTGATTTTCTTTCTTCAATGCTGACTTTGTAGCAATATTGATTTCATTGTAGTTCATTGTGCAAAGACCTCCTTATATTTCTGCGGCAGCCTCTATTCCGGAACTTAGAGCTTACCGTGCGCGTATATCAAAGAGACCGACAAGTGATAAAATTTACAAATAATGGCAAAGAGGAATTACGTGCCCTATAGATATTCGGAAGACTACTCGCCGGTCTCTACAATATATAATGCCGTTAAAAATTCCAATTATGCTGTTTTGAACAATTTTGCAACAATTATTTATTTAGAGGCGTCAGCATCTTGGCCGGGTGGGGTAGCAATGATTTATTTATTAGATATTTTGGGAGTGATACTGCAGCGAGGTTCGAAGCAAATAATTAGATAGATTTATAGTATAATGCGACGTTGTTCGAAGCGACACATATATTAGTATAAACCCGAACGTTCGAAGGCGGG